AACTCGTGGGGAACGACGCCCTCTTCGTAAAGATCCGCCAGCATGGTAGCAAGCTGATACGTTACCTGCACGTCACTTGTATTGTAGTCCATGCGCTCTCGAATTGTCAGGGACTCCATGTTGGATGCGTCTACCTTTACGGGGTTAAGACCAAGGAGTTCTGCAACAGGCTTCAGCCCTGCCTTGATACCGGCATTAGCCGCGATGTCGTTGTACGCAGTCCAAATGTCAGCATGCGTGTGCTTGCCCCAGTTGAGCGCGTAACCGCCTGTGTGCCCCTTAAGAGCACCATACTTTGGCTTGCGATCAGGGTGGACAACTGCTTGGAATTGGAACAACGGAATGTTGTGCATTGCGGCGCGGGTAATTAGGAAAGCAATGTCAAAGCTTGCACCGTTCCACGTTACGATTGTTCCGGGCTTAGTCCACGGGGATTGAAAGAAATCGCGTACCGTCAACAACAAGCGCTCTTCCACCGGATCATCGAATGCAAATGCACCCGTAGGCACGCTGGTATCGTTTGCATCCAAAGGACCAAAGAAGATTGCCGCTGACGTAATGCTTGTCAAAGGGTTAGTGGGATTTAGGCCGTCACCGGGATTGGTGCTGGTCTCGAAATCCAAAGCATAGATAATTTTACTCATGCGATATCATACCATACTTTCTTTTCTGGTGCAAGTCATTGTTTTCCATGACGCCCTGGAAAATCTACTCCCTTTACTTTGGCAATAATACGGTTGCCACGACGATCAAGAATTCCAGAGGTCGGTACCGCAACGATCCCTTCTGCCTCACCATATGCTGGCCAGTGAGAAAGTAGTGTTCCGCGAGAGACGATGGTGATGGCATCTCGTAGAGTTTGAATGTTTTCGTAGATAGGTACTCGCCGCAGTCCGAGGGCAGAGGAGATCCCTGTGATGGATTCTTCCGTAAGCCACATGTGACCGATTCGTATGTCGAAGACGATAAAGTCCACGGGGCCATAGTTACCTCCCTTTTGAATTCCTGCGCCGTACCCCTCGCCGTAAATAGTTACGCCGGTCTCGAGGGCGCCTTGATCAAAAGTATCAAACACTACTTGTGGGTAATGAACGGTGTCAAACAACTCGTTTAAACGCGCCAGCAAAGGCTTGGGGATATTGGCTTTATCTGTACGTCCGTCAAATGCAATAGACAGATCACCGGGCTCGAGGGAAGACAAGTGCACACGGATGTTGGTGCCGTCGATCTTTTCTCTGCACACCCAATGAAGGTCTTGGAGCTCTTCGAAGTTGGGGTCAGACCATTCTCCGGTAAAGTGGCCTTTGTCAGGTCCATCTAACACGCGCTTCCTGATAGAGTTAATCTTGTGGTAAATGTGACTTCCCATGTTATAGATCCTTTCGCAAATGGTATTCAACAATCCATGTCACTGTCATAACTACGCCTATCGAAAAAAGAATTATCTCACCAAAGTTTCCGATAGAAATTGCTATTCCCAAAAACACAAAATTGATGATTAAAAAGACCATCAAAATGATTGTTTCAATAATGCGCTTCATTACTTGTTCCACACGATCTTGGTACCGTAAGCGGCATCCTTTTCAGGGTCAACGTGGCCGTGGATGCGCTCGAACTCATCGTAGTTGTCAAACACTGAAACCGATGCGACAGCGGTTGCCCAGTTGATGACTGTCTTTCCCGAGGGAAAGACCACACCGAAGCACTGAGGCTCGTCGGGGTCATTCATCTGGTCAGATGTGTGGGTGTCTGAGATGTCACCAGTACGGTAGATGGTGAAGGTGTCGATTGGTACTGCTTCGTACTTCTTGGGGGCGAAGTCAAGTTCTGAAGCGTTGCACTCTGCTAGAAAATTAACTTCGAAATCGAAGTTGACAAAAATGCTGTTACTACGCACATAATGTACTGTACCAACTTTTCCTACAAAGAAGTAATTATCCGGACCAAATTCGTTTGAAGTGCAAATTACACGGTCGCCAACTTTGAAAGAAGGAACAAAATCGATTTCTTCATTGTGAAATGTCCAACTTCCACTAAGATCATTGGAACGAAGATCAGGATTGTCTAAAAGAACTTTTCTATATTCGGATTCATCAAAATCACTAATAATGGTCTCAAAAGATCCAGTCGGAACACTATATCCAAAAGGATTATTCGAATTAACTTTGACTTTCGTCCCCACCTTCAACTGACTCTTCATTTGCGTATGCCTCCAGTGTCGTGGCCATGTGTAGAGCGGAAGACCACATTTCAGTCGTCCCATCTACCACAGCATCTCCCACTAAGTCTACACGATCATCTATAGTAGATGCAAGTAAAATCTTGGAAATTAAATTCTCAATGTCTTTTTGGACTCCATTGCGTAAATCTTCAATTACATCTAAAATGTTGAGGTCTACCATATAGCTCCTTAAAAGTAGAAAATACCGGGACAGCTGTACGCATCTGCCGCCCATTGAACGCCAAAACGTCCATTGCGGTGAAAGTACCAAACAGCGGCGGAACTTTGCTGATTACCATTTGCCTGATTTGGCGTCGGTGGAAGATGCAAAGCCTGCGCTGCGGCGTACCATGTTGATACAGTAAACTGGTACCATCCTTGAGATCCGTAGCCGTCTACAAGGTGATCACGTGATTCGTGGTATCGAATACAATCAAAAGCCAGTTGGTCAATGCGCGGCAAGAACCGCGTAGGGTCCGTTGGTCCGGGGTAGGTACCACCGGGGTTTCGCCATTGAGCAGGAACTGCAATTGGAGTGATCGAATGAGGCTTGTGATGAGCCACAAGGTGATGCCGTGCAGGCTTGCTTGTTGCTAGCACGGGTGAAGCGGGTACTACAATGATCGATAATGCAAGAATTAGTGAGGCGGCTATAAGTTTGATCTTGTTTAACACGTTGCTCCTTTGTTCAGGGGATGTTACGTTGCGGGTGTTGTTTTCACTCGGCCTCCTTATTGGTTAAACTTCATTCTAGCACACTATCTGCAGATGTCAATGAGTTTCTTTATTTTACCTGATCAATTGGAAAGTAATTGGACTCTTTAAGAGCTGTTTCATATCGCTCTACGAGGATCTTGGAGAGAAGTTCGTGGGCTTGATTTATGTCTTCTACCTCACCGTCAAGTTGGGACTCGTAGATACGATCAAGGATTGTCTTGAACTCGGGACCCGGCTTCATGCCTATCTCGATGAGGTCGTCACCGCCAATGAACGGCTTTGGTCCCCCGACAGGAACATCGGTAGTCCTAACGACTTCTTCGAACTGAGAGATCTTGTAAAAAGATGGCGCCGGGTCTTTCGGTGGACGACCAGCGACATCAGCACGCGACAGTGTAGCCAGTAGATCCAAACGATCTACCTTGGTGGATAGGCGTCGAATACCCTTAGCGGTGAACGGGCTTGAGTGATTTGGGTAAAGGTGGTTGGCCACCAGTGGCGTAATCTTCTTTGCCAACTCATATTGACCCAAACGATGCAAGAAGTTCTTGGTTGGTTCCACACCGGCTTCTTCGTGCCCCAAAGCTCGAATACGCCCATCGCTCAGCCCAGTAGTAGACACCTTTCCAAAGTCGTGGCACAAGACGCCCAGACCGACAACAAGATCGTCGTCCCTATTCCCGGTACGCAAGTTTTGCGCCCAATAGTCGATTGCGTGCATGGTGTGTTCAAACACGTCGCCTTCGGGGTGCCACTCACAGTCTTGTTCCACGCCGATCAACGCTTTAACTTCAGGAAAAATACGAAGCCACTTGTAGTAATTCAACTCTCTGAAAAACCTACTTGGCCAATTGGTTTGAAGCATGGTTTTTTCCATCTCCATCCACAAACGCTCTGAAGGCAAATAGTCAGCCATATTTTCCATGTTTTGGCACGCCTGCATAGTTGCAAGCGTCACATAAAAGTCGTACTTGGCCGCAAACCGTGCTACGCGCAAAACACGCAAAGGGTCTTCGTAAAAAGCGTCGGAAGTGTGCTTGATCCAACCATATTCGATATCGTTTTTTCCACCGTGGGGGTCTATGATTGTACCTTCCAACGGGTCGTAACCCATGGAATTGATTGTCAAATCACGGCGGCGTGAAGCATCGAAGAAAGACATGTAGGGATCGATCTCCACTGAGAACCCACGGTGACCGTCACCTGTCTTAACTTCCTTTCTTGGAAGCGACACATCAATGACTTCATCGGAGTTAGGTACTTTTACTTTCAAAACACCGAAAGCTTGACCAACTTCGTTGAACTGATAATTTCGAGCAATGATTGTGCGAACCTGATATTCAGTAAGACCGAAAACCTCTAGATCGATGTCGTTGGATGGAACTCCTAAAAGAAAATCACGTACCCAACCGCCCACAATAAGAGCACGGCCACCATTGGCCTTAACTAGGCGTGCAATCTTGCAAGCAATCTCGTATGTTTCGTCTTCCATCAGCTTTCCTCTCCGCATGTGGGGCATGGTGCCCATGGCTCTGGCCTCCACCCTTTGCAGGTGGAGCACTCATTCAAAGAGGCTACTGTTGGGCCAATGGGCTTTGTGCGTTCGAATAGAAAAGTCTTCGATGGCTTTTTTGTCAGGCCCCGGTCGGAAATCGCCGCTGGATTTGAGGTTTTCAAGAACATGGTCTAACCATAGCACACGTTCCCACCATTCGTCAAACGAAACTTTTCCGTAGCGCACATCCCTCAGCCATTGACCAGATTCTCCTTCGATGGGCAAAGAAAGTTTGTTAGTTTCAAGCAACTCAATACACTGGTAGCCCAAACGTGCGGCGTGCATAGCGTATTTAGTGTCGTACCCATGCTCAGCAATCAGCTCTTCCCTTCGCCCGCCGCCGCGCTTGCCGTGACCGCTGCTTCCCTTTAAACCCAACAAACGCATTGCTTGAGAATTCATGTATCCTTGGTATCGGGGTATAATGTGAGAACCGATAAATGCAGACGACATTTCTCTAAGTTGCGACCCAGCCTTATCACACTCAATTATTGGCGCCCAAAGAGACATCAACATCGAAGGATTCCCCTGTGAGGTTAGATGAAGAAACGTGCGTAGCGAATACAATGTGCGATCCGTATCACCAGGACCAGAACGTAAACCCTCTGGCTGCGTTCGTTGCATAACAGTCTTAAAACCAATAGTCAGTCCAAGAACTTCTCGAGCCGTCTCAACAACGATTCCCATTTCATCGTGGTCTTCCCCTCCGGCAATTCCAGTGCCGTGGGCGGTGGAGCCTACCTCAACAAGCATAATGGTGTTTTTGGGAAGTGGAGGTATAATGTTCATACCGTTATATTAGCACTTTTTACATCTCGTGTCAATAGATCGAACATGCGTTCATTAGGGGCTTTTTGCCCCGCCCCACGGTGTGGATTTGACAACTTTTGAAACGAATTTCGGATTTCAAAGGTTTAAGGCACATCCGGTTGACTTCCCTGATCCAATGTGGTAGATTGTTAATAACAACGAGAGGAGTTGTATGAGCTTGCTAAAAAAGCGAGAGATTGACATCATGGTAACATATGCTATGTCACTAGATGCCAATCAGGTCTTGGTGCTGGATTTTGAAAACTCTACTAGAGATGACGCTAAGATAAGTCAGGTTGCTAAGACTCCTGATGAACTTGGTGCTTGGCTTTTGGAGGCTAACGTTGCCGCGTTCGAACTTGAAAATGGTGTCGGTGCTGCTGGACCACAAGAGAAGTACGTATGGGATTTCAACAATGAAGTTCAAGACCCACTGGCGATTGCTCGTTTGGTAGGACACTACTTCTACAGTTGTTGTTTCTCGAAGTCGTGGTACTTTTCTGATCAGCGTGAATTTGCCAACGGTCTCATCAACTATGCGCTTCAAGATTTTCCGGGGTATGAAGAGGCCACGTGGGAAGTTTAGTTGGTGACACTTACTCCTACGAGTGGCGCGAGCCATCGGTGGATGAAAGTCAAACGATTCTGGTAGCAACAATTCGTGGAGTTCGCATTTCAGTATTGAGCGTTCAAGACGAAGTTATTACCGATGATTCAACACCGTATCAAGTCATCGAGTTACTGGATGCAGAGCGTCTTAGTCTGATGATCATTGTTTCGTCCGCTTATCTTCGTTTTATTGAAGACGAGGTTGACGATCCGATTCAAGCAGCACTTACCCGTGGCGCATTTCTTGGTCACATTTGTACCGAAGCAGCAAGCAACTTGCTTGACTATGATTGGGAGGATGAAGAATAATGGCCATCGAGAAGCAGCGTATGAACGTTTGGATCTGCCCCAAATGCAACAAGCGCGAAACTCAGCCGACTTTAATTAAAGAAGTGGCTCACAATTGCAAGATGGCGAAGGGCAATAAGCCAATTCAGTTCGTCAAGCAGGACTAGTCTTCAACCAGCTCGGCGTCAACGATGTCATCGTCATTCAATCTGAGTGATGCCGACCACGTTGGCGCCAGCTGGTCACCCAAATCGTTCATTGAATTGGCAAACAAATTACGCGCAATTCTAATTTGACTTTCAGTAAGCTTCATGTCTTGAGAAAGAATTACTGACATGAACGCAGCCCCAATTACAGATGCTTGTTGTTCTTCGAGCTCTACAACACGGCGGTGAAGGTCATGCTTCATGCTGAATTCCAAGAACCTTTGAAATCTATCAACACCACGTTCCCAGATTTCGATTACGGCACGAGCGTGCTCTATCCCAGCTTGATCCTCTGTGACAAGTTGATGTGATATTTTGTCCATCTCTGTTTCGATAATGCTGATCCACTGCTTGGCTTTAGTAGCCAGCTGGAATGCTTCTACTTCTGGCGGTCCAATGGGAGCTGCATCGCCAAGCTTTTCTGCAATCGTAGCTAGTTCGTTAAATTGACGAACTACCATCTCTTTGGAAGCTGACTTAATGTGGTTCTTTGTTGCCCCACCATGCCACTTGCAAGCTCCAGTGTCTAAGTGTGATGTACCCATTCCTGAGCGCTTGTTGCAATAGCGTTCGATGCCCAACTCTTTAAGATCTTTGTCCCTAAGCTTTGCCCCACACTTACCAGGCAACTTTTCAAAAGTTCCTGGTATCTTTCTGTCGGGAAATTGTCCTTCCCAAAGTGAAGTTTGCTCTTCGTTAGTAATGTTCATGATGCTTTCCGTTCTTTTTTCATAGGCAATATTCCAGGTTCTGGTATGCCAAGTTTTTTCCTAAGCTTTTTGCGTTTGATTGGCCCCATTGAAGCCCAGACGTCCCATATCTCGTTATGCAATGCATATTCAAAGCACTCATTGAATACTGGACAACGATTGCAAACCTTCTCTTGATCTGGTTTGACCGCCTCGGTAATGAAGTTGACTCCACTCTTTTGGCACGCCCCATCTCGGTATCCTTCAAATAGATCTTTAAACAACTTGCACTATCTCCATTGACTTAGTAGTTCCAACCCACAAAGGGCCACCTACACCAACGGCGGTGAGTGTGGCTTTGCGCGCTGCTTCAATAACGTCTGCCTTGGACCACGGGCCAGTGTTGCCAAGGTGTCCTAAGGCTTCTGCTTGACCCGATCCTATAGCGTGTCTTCCGCTAGAAGGTACAAAAATTCCAAAATCTGAATCAACTGACATTAATTCATTACCCCAAGAAACCATGAATCCACCTTCAAAATACTCTGATTTCTTGTTTTGATAAAGGGCTCCGTGCTCTCCAAGTTCGTGTCTAACAATTGGAGTTACTTGTTCAACGCCAAACTTCTCTGGATCATCACCATTGTTTTGAGGAAGCTGGACCCAGTATTTAAATATCTGCATTGCCCTGATGCTCCCGCACCCGCCGATCAAAAAGTTATTGCGGTCGTCAACCCATATTTTGTTCCAACCGTCATTGTCTTTGTTCCAACCGTAAGAAATCTCTGAGTCACATGCCATGACAACTCCGTCTCTTTTCGTTACAGCTGCTACGACTACTGTCATTTTTGTCTCCCCGGCTGTCCGATACCTTCAGGTATCCCATTAGTCCATCGTCCTGTAATAAGCCACTGCTTATCACGAATGATCTCATCAGGCCAAGCAATTCCCCGAAGACGGTCACCACGGAAAGTGTCAACGCGCATACGGGTAGGGTCATCCTTGTTGGGATAAAGACCCTTACCTGCATCAGGCCAACTCATCCATCGCTGAGAGCCAAACGGCGTCATGTCACGCTCTCCCTTGCTCCCCTTGGCCGCGTGGTGTTCAAGAAGAAGTGCAAAGCCGTATCGAGTACGCAACTGGTCTAACTCAGCCATCGCTGCATCAGCTGAATCTTCGTAGGACTCCCCACCCTTCTTCTGATACATCTTAATAACGGGGCCAATGCACACTAGGTCAGGCTTGTGGAAACCTATCTCTCGTCGCAAGTCCGCGCGATCTTTAGCCCTACGCAGATCGATCCCAGCAGGTCGTCGGAAAATACGCAAGCGCGAGGGATCATAATCCTTAGACCACATCTTCACGTATTTCATCAGCTCCATACCCGTCTCGAGAATTGCCTCCTTAGGGTTCTCGAGGTCCACAATGAGAACACGGATTGGCTTGATGTCGCGGTGAGAAAATGGGTGAAGGCCTTGAGACGAAGTGATGGAAATGGCACGCAGGATGGTTGACTTGCCCATGCCTTCAGGCGCAACAATGATAGTTCTCCACTCACGGTTCAACATACCGGGAATGATTACGTCATCCTCTAGGTCTGTCACGGTGGCTTGGAGTTCGTCCAATGTCACTGACTCGATCTCATTGGCATGAGCTGAACCCATGGTAGTAAGAGCGTGCTCAAGGTCATCTGACAACTGGTATGGGTCGTCTCCATTAATGATACCCTCTCGAGCTTCTTCAATCTGACGAAAGATCTTTCGAGCGATTGCTTTGTCATAAACAATACGTGCATACGCAGTTACGGCGTTAGTACCAGCGCTCGGGGTATTCATCTGCATATTAGATAGCCTGCTGATAATGTCTTCCCCGCCGACCTTGGATGCAACGGTAGTGTAGTCAATAACAGTGCCTTCAGCAAACAAATCTTCCATAGCTTGAAAGATCGAAGCGTGACTTGGATTGTAAAAATCTGATGCTTCTACAATATCAATGGCTTCCATGACGGCTTCCCTGCGGAGAAGCATTGCTCCCAGGACAGACTCTTCTGCTGATTGGTCATAAAGATTAATCAAGGTCTTCCAATTCTCCTAATCGGTTATTGTGCACAGCAAGGTTATGGCTTTCCCAGTCCTTACGTGCTTGTTCGTGTGCCACTTCTACCTTACCACGTCTGAGTGGCCCGCGCAACACGGGATCATGCCAGCCGCATTCAAAGCGAGCGTTTACTACAGGCACACCATTAATCTTTGGTTTACGTGTATTTTTACCCATCGCTATCCAAAAAAATACACTCGCCAGGACACTTCTCGATGGCTTCATCAACTTGATTGATGTTTTTTTCGTTCACGCTGCTTCCTTCTATAACGTATGCCAGCCCATCGTCAGCAATGATGAAAACGGAAGGGCACAATTGCTCACAAATGCCGTCCCCGGTACAAAGATCTTTGTCTATCCAGACCCTCAACCTCTCATCGCCCATTCAGTCAAAAACTCATAGGCTAATTGTGCCAACTCGGCATTTGAATTAGGCAATTCACCGCTTCCGTACATCCCTTGGCGAATTGACTCAAGCATATCTTCAACGTCAGGATCAAAAGCTGCATCGATGATGTCGTTTACATTCTTTGGTCTCTTGTCCCGCGTAACGATACCGGCAAAAACAAGAACAAGACCCATCATGGTCCAGAATATGCCGAACGCTAGCCAGAATGTATTCATGTCTCTCCTAATCGATGTAGTGTCGGGTGCCTTGTGCATCCAACTTGTAAGATAACCCATCTTGGTCGATCATCTGACCCTCGGAGTTCACAGGCCTATTGTAGCCTCTCATAGCTGGGTTGTCAAGTGTCGTCTCCCCCGACTTCGAATCGTACCACTCTTGGTCCGCATCGTAAGCATCGTAAGCCATTGCCTCAAACATCGTTTCACAGTCCATAACCTCTGATGCGGGCAGGTATTCTTTCCAACGATCCTTAGCCAAGAACGTGGCGGGGTGTAAAATAAACTCTTCCTCCGTACCGTTGTCCTTACATTGCATGAAATACCGCTTGGTCGCCGCAAAGATCTCTTCGATGGAATCACCTGCTCGCAAACGGGACTTAAACTTGTCAAAAGCAACCTGCTTCATCTTCTTTCGAGGATAAAGCGACCAGAACTTTTCGAAGTCCTCGGAGTAATCGTTTTTAGCTCTCGAGGAGACGGGTGCATCAACGCCAGTTGATGTAGTTGGTTCTATTGATGGTTTATTAATGTTTTGGGTGACACCATGACACCCCCAACTGTCGTCAATGTCACCCCCAACTGTCGTCAATGTCACCCCTAAACTATCTGGGGGCGTCACCACGTCACCCCTAGGATCATCAACAGCAAGGTGCTTACGGTCATCGGAAAGAAGGAATTTGTAAACCGTAGGAAAATTGTTTGTCGATTGTTTTTGTACGGCAAGAACTCCCTTTTCCTCTAGTGATCTTAGAATCCTCTGAACAGTTCTTTCCGACAAAGCAGTCTTGTCAGAAGTTGTGGAAATTCCGGGGTACACAGAGCCACCATCATCGCGGGCGTTGTCTGCTAAAGAAAGAGCCACTAGCTTCTCAGATGATGTAAGTTTTGTTGTCTCAAACACTGTCATCATTACATAAATGCTCATCTACTTACCACCCAAGCTCTTGTATTGAGCCGTACGGCCCGCAATGTCCACTACCACCCTTGCCCCCCTGCTTCGCTTTTGCGGGCCTATTAGACCCCTTACAGCTCGTCTGGTGAGACTTCTACGACTGAAACCGTACATCTAGTTCCTCTTTTCTAATAGTTCGATAAGTGCATTCTGCATTGACTCCTGTTCGGCGGTATCCTCTTCGCCGTCCAGCACTGCATCGATCACGACCTGACGCTCTTGAAGTAGCTCGTACATGTCAAAGTCAATTGTGTCTTCCGCGAGCAACCAGTAAGCAGTTGCGCCGTGAGGGTTATTGGCACGACCGTAGACGCGACCAACACCCTGAGCGTGATATGTCGGTGACCACTCAGGCTCACAGAATACCACATGCTTCGACTCAGTTAGTGTAAATCCTTCCTTGCCAGATTGCAAGTTGGCTACCCACATTCTGCACCAGTCCTCTTCTTGAAATGAATGAGTTGCAGCTAGAGCGTCTTTATTGGTGACATCTCCCCGGACCTTGACAGCAACATCACGGTGCGCTTCGTAGATACCATCGACAACACTGATCTTGTTAGCGAATACCACCATCTTCTCATCACCCGATTCCAAGAAGTTATTAATCCAGTCTTGCATCGCTTCCATCTTTATTTCCGCAATGACGGATCGAAGAACGTTAACTCGAATGAGTGCTTCAGCACGCTCAACAGCGCGGCGTTTGTTCCAGTACGCGGTGTGCCCATGCTCTCCAACATCTATGGCACGTTGACGAGCTTTGTTTGACAAGTAATGAACTACATCGTCTTCGATTTCTTTGTAGCGAGCCCTCTGTTCCTTTGAAAGAATCATTCTTTGGATTGAGTTCTGCACTGGAGGGAGCTGTCCATAAACGTCACGGGTGCGACGGCGAACATAGCAATTTTCGCGGAGTTTTGTGTTGAGTTCTTTAAGATTCTGAGCAGTCTTGTTGTCAGGGCAATAACGCTGGCGAAATTTCCACTCGCCACCGAACACCTTAAGACGGTTAATGCACTCCAACTGGCGAACCAGCTCCCCCGGACGTATGTTAATTGCCGTACCAGTGAGAAGCATAATGAGGTTGTTGTCAGGAAGAGAGTGAGCTAATTGCATTACTGCATCAGTTCGACGCACAGACCAACGTGATTTAGGTTTGATTCCCCTCGCCCCGCAAGAGGGGCAATTCACAGAGTTAATTGCACGAAGCTTGTTGCTGCAAATAGGGCATCGAGAAATGCGCTTTCCATTCTTGATGTAGTGCGATTCGTCAACAATGAGAGAATTGAACCCGTGATTAAAAATGTCGGGAAGTCTTTGCGAAACAATGTCATAATTGACAATGATCACATCAGATTTTGGAATGTCTTTAAGCGCACCCCCATTGACGACAGAAATTTTGAGGTTGGGATAGAAAGAAAGGATGTCTTCACGAATTGTTTCTTTCAATCGGTTTTTGCTGGCAATGACAACCGGTAACGATTGATCTAGAACAACTGTGGAAATAGCTTGGGTAGTCTTTCCAAGACCCATCTGGTCTCCCAAGATGCATCGACGCACACGTTGCATGTAGGCAACACCAGCACGCTGGTAAGGGTGAAGGGGTTTTACGAGGCCGGGGATCTCAAACTCAGGCCATTCCAACATCGTTGATTGTTCGTAAAGTTCCCGAGCGTTATCTTTCTGAGCTTTAGTGGCTTCAAGAGCAACGGGGTCTAGGGGGTCGTTAAAAGTGGGAAGGTTCTCAATGTCCAAAGAAATGGGTATCCCCCATTTGCGGGTCAGCTCGCGGACGTGATGAGCATCGTTCACTGAGAAGTGATTTAACGTTCCGTCCCATCGACGGCTTCGAATGGCACGGCAATCGTTAACGTAATCTTTGTCAAATTTATACTTGATTAGGATCTCGTCACGGTCAACCCATGCGGAATATGATGCGGGGGAAGTGATAGCCATTGAGCCATTGTACAGGACAATTATGTAGAAGTCAAGCTTGACAGGAGAAGACCGTATGTGCTAACATTGGTTCAGATCTATTAAGGAGTGCCGATGGCCACTAAGAAACGAACGTCGTCCAAGGATGCCTCTCTCGAGGCAACGCTAACGGAGATCAAGGAATTGTTTGGTGCCGAGACCATCATGCGTATGGGGGACACTGACATAGCGAGGGTTGAAGCTAACCCCAGCGATATTCTTCCCCTAGACCTGGCTTTGGGCATTGGTGGCCTTCCAAAGGGGCGTATCGTAGAAATTTACGGACCCGAATCATCTGGTAAATCAACCGTTGCTTTGCACGTAGTTGCCGCCGCCCAAGCCGCTGGACTTGTCGCTGCATACGTTGACATCGAGTACGCTTTGGACCCTGAGTACATGCGTGCAGTGGGCGTGGACGTTGACAACCTTCTCTTGTCGCAACCAGAAACAGCCGAGCAAGTTTTGTCTATCGTGAACATGCTATGCGAGAGTGGCAAGGTGGGGGTCATCATCGTTGACTCCGTATCTGTTATGGAGCCGCGCGCGTCTTTGGAGGGAGAGATTGGTGAAAACCACATTGGTTTGGTTGCTCGTCTTTTAAGCCAAGGTCTGCGTCGTATCGTCGGATCTGCGTCCAAGTCAGGCACAACAGTATTCTTCATCAATCAGATCCGCGACAAGATCGGTGTCGTCTATGGTTCGCCGGAAACTACCAGTGGTGGACGTGCCTTGAAGTTCTACTCATCTGTTCGCATGGACATCCGTCGCGGAGAACAAATCAAAGATGGTGATGACGTAATCGGCAACCGCACAAAGATCAAGGTGGTAAAGAACAAGGTTGCGCCCGCTTACAAGGTTGCAGAATTCGACATCATTTACGGTCAAGGAGTTCCTAAAGAGAACTGCTTGGTGGACGTTGCCACTGAGATGGGAATCATCAAGAAGTCTGGCGCTTGGTACAATTATGAGGGCGAGCAGATCGGTCAAGGTAGACCTAAGGCTATTGCATTCCTTGTTGACAATCCGATCATGTATGACGAGATTCTATCTCGAGTTAAGGAGACCATTGATGTCCAAGTTCCTGAGTAAGAAGAAGGAGAACGAAGAGTCAATCATCGACGCTATTGCTAGCTGGTATGAGGAGCACACGTACGGGCCTAGTTACAGAAACCTTCAAGAAATTACTGGTATTCCTCTTGGGACCGTGTATGCTGTGTGCAAGAACCTCCGCGATGGAGGGCGAGTATCCTTCGATGAAGGTGTGGCCAGATCGATCAGAGTTAAGAAAGGTAGGTAATGACCAAGTATCGCAAGAAGCCAGTTGTTATTGAGGCTGTGACTCAAAAAGAAAATCTTCTTCGTGGACTTGGTGCTTCTGGAGTAAATTCCAAAAAGACGGAGTGCAATAACGGCCATGTATATTCAGAAGAGACAACAATTATTAGACGTGGCTGGCGAGAATGTGTAGTATGTAGGAGAGAAGGTGCTATGAGGCGCTACAATGACAGGAGGGTTCTAAGTGACTAACATAGTGTCAACATGGGATAAATCCCAGGAAGAGTGGCTAAAACTTCGTGAAGGTGGAATTGGGGGCTCCGATGCGGGCACAATTGTAGGAGTAAATCGCTATAACTCCGCTTTCCAGCTTTGGAGTGAAAAGACTCACACCGTTGAGCGATCCTTCACGGGAAATGAGGCCACCAAGTGGGGTCACATTCTAGAGCCTATCATTGCCCAAGCGTATGCAGCTGACACTGGCAAGGCGATTGTAGAATGGCCTGTATTGATTTGGAGCGGAGACGAAGAAACAAGTTTCATGTACGCCAACTTGGACTACGTTGAGGTTGAGCCATCCGAGCAATTTCCTGCTGGTGTTGTTACCGTCTGGAAGGAGTTGACCCCCCCACCCGGAATCTTGGACATCGTTGAATGCAAGACAACCGGTGTTGCTACCATGGGAAATCGTAAAGCATGGGAAAAGGGAAAAGTTCCCGAATCTTACATGGTCCAAGGATATCACTACGTCATTGTCCTTCAATCAATCGGTATTAATGTTGATCACGTCACATTTCTTTGCTTTGCCCCAGGCCAAGATCCTACTATCATCGTTCGCGGAATGGGGAAAAGACCCGACGACCACATTTTGTGGGATGATGATACGGCAAACGATATCAAGATTGCTGAAGAGCAATTTTGGGATCTTGTTACGTTCAAGATCGAGCCTGAGATTGATGGTTCTGATGCGACGGAAGAATTGCTTGCCGCAAGATTTCCCCGCCACTCTGAAGGAAAAACGTTTGATGGCACTGCAGAGTTCGCTTTACTCATTGAAGAGTTTACCATTGCCAAGGATGCCACAAAGCGTGCTACCGCACATGAAAAAGAACTACGTTCAAAGATTGTTGCAGCTTTAGGCGATGCCGAATCAGCTACGTACGATGGTGAACTTCTCCTTACTTTTAGAGCGGGGCAAGACCGAAAGACATTTGATGCCAAACGGTTTGAAACAGAAATGCCTGAAGTATACGCACAGTTTGTACGTGAAACACCGGGGTCGCGTACCCTTCTAATCAAGTAGGAGTGAAATGGCAATTAGAATTGCAGAAGCATTAGTGGTAATCATTTTGACTTTAGCATTTGGGCTATGGCTCAACCGAACCGATTTGGAGGTAGAAGATGAGTGATCATCGATGCGTATTGTGTGGGGCAGACCCCGCACCGGGTGGCGTTGCAGTGACAGGAAAGTATGCTGGCAACGTTCTAGTTAATGCCCGCTTGTGCTATGAGAGGGATGCTGGTGGAACGACATGCTACGAGCAAATTACTCAGGGCATGATCAAGTCCTTTACCCCCCGGAGCCTATAATGACTACTGCTGTTCAGATGATTCAGATGTTAATGTCGGTTCCACCCAATGCCGAAGTAGTCGTACTCGAGCCTAACGAAAACGGTTCATACGATTACGCGGAAGCTTCAGTGTGGATTGTTAGTGACAAAGAAATTGATGAATTTAATCTTTTTGAAGACGACCGTAAGATCCTTATTTCCACCATGGCTGGGTTTCAGTATGCTACTACTGACATGAACGAAGAAGATTACGAAGAAGAAGAAGATTAGCTTGACAGCGGTATTAAACCATGATATCATGTTCAAGAACAAACGAAAGGATTAGAGTGGCTACAGTACATGACACGATTTTGGCCGTAATGGCTGACATCGGAGTGGTAACGCGGGACATGCCTATTTTCACTGAAGAGGGCAGAGCTTACCGAGTGGTTGGTGTTGATCAGATGACAACCTTGATCTCCCCATTGTTGATTCGCCATGGTCTAACTATTTTGCCCGCAGTGCGCGAGTACAAGTCGTGGGATACAGAAAAGGTAGAAAGCGGCGTACTGACACGTGGGACTCATTTTGCTTCCGTTCTTATTGACTACACGTTGACCGGGCCTGAAGGTGACGACGTTGTTGTCACTATGGTGGGTGAAGCCGAGTCGCCTAACGACAAGGCCATGAGTGCAGCTGTCTCTTATGCGGAGAAGTACATGTACAAGTACACTTTTCACATCATCACTGGTGACCCTGACCCCGACTCTGTTGGGGCTAAGGTTTCTAACGAACCAATTGCAGCCCCGACTCCTGTTGCTGCTTCAGTCCCGGCTCCCGCGCCAGCCCCGCGCCCTGCGCCTGCGCCCGCACCTGCTGCTACACCCGCACCTGCTGCTACACCCGCAATGAGCACAACTATTGCTTCAGCTGGAAGCGCACCAGCAAATGTTAACGGGGCCAAGATGGCTAGTGAGAATCAGATCCGTATGATTTGGGCTATTACTCACAAGACCCTTCAGCCAAACTGGGACGACATTCAGACTATCAAGTTCATTGCAGAGAATACTCACATGGACTACACCGGAATGAACTGGAAGGCCGTGGGTGAAAGCCTTACGTTCGACCAAGCCAAGCCAATCATCACCAAACTCAAGTCCCTCGCGGGCCAGTCATAGGAGCATAAAATGTCAAGTTCAATTTTCATCGAAGGTAACGTTACACGAACGCCAGAGCTAACGTTTGCCAACTCTGGTGCAGCTGTGTTGAAGTTTGGGATCGCGGAGAATTACCGCGTGAAGGGCAAGAACGGCGAAGAAGACAAAGAGACCACATCGTTCTATGATGTAGTGGCTTTTGGCTCGTTGGCTGAAAACCTTGCGACCAGCATTAACAAAGGCTACATGGTTGGCGTACAAGGTCGTCAAGAGGTACGAAAGTACCAGCGTAATGATGGCACCGAAGGAACAGCCGTAGAGATTGTCGCCAATTTTGCAGGACCATCGCTACGTTTTGCTACAGCGGTTATCACCAAAAATGAACGTGCTGCTGGCGCCTCAACCTACCGAGCGCCTGCGCCAGCTCAGCCAACCCAGTATGCCTTTGACGAGGAGCCTTTCTAATGAATCCACTTAAGGTAATTCTTGCAGGTATTGCTTCCATTGCTATTATCGTCGGTATTGCAATCGGTGGATGGCAATTGAACTGGTGGATGGCAAACAGTTCTGCAAACCACAACGCAGTTATCACCCAGAATGGGTTGGCAGCGCAGACAGCGGACATTCAAGAATCACGCACTCTAGTGTCAGAGATCTACACCATCAATTCACAAATCAACTCACCCGCAACACCCCAATCAGAAATAGCAAGTCTTCAGGCGCAGTCGGCAGTCGAAACGACTCAAGCTTGTGCCCTGATTAGCAATGTAACATCCACCCTACCAGTTGATCTTGTATCATTCAACTCAACCAACTGCTCGTAAAGGAGAAAAGTGAAATTAAATCAAAAGTTTAAGAAAGTTGGAGGACTAACAGCAGCTATCTTGTCGGCAGGGCTCATTCTTGCGGCATGTGGAAACGGTAGCCCGTCCAATCAGACAAGCGCGGTTAAGAACGACCAAAGCGCATCAGCGAATGCTCTTGTGCAGTTGCAGAAGGCTGAGCCAACGCCTCTGTATACGTACAGTCAGCTTCGTGCAACGTTGATTGCGGTTGAGACAGCTCAGGCTACTACTACGCAGACGACTACGTTTTTCTTCAACCAAGGCGTCACAAACCCGACGATGAGTTGCCCTTCCATTGGGTTCCCTTTAGCCGCTGACACCCAGCTGACTAACCCTCAGCAGATCGTTGAAGACCCGTATCCAAATGGCGGAGCATCAGTACCCATTGCTCAGGTCGATCCCACTGGCGTGTACACCGGAGCTTCAACAGGAACTTACGTTGTTTGTGTAAACCCCAGCGGTCATACTTACATCGACTATTGGGAAGGTTTTGTCCAGACAGTTTCTGGCCCCGCAGTGTGGTCTAACGGTTCTATCCATTTGACAGGCCCATCAACCGTCAACATTCGTACCAAGTAGAAAGACTCAGCCCATGACGTATCATCCTATCTGTCGTCTTGGATTTCATAGGTGGTCGTCATGGGTTGAGGAACCAAAAAGGTTTCGTGGTTACAGGCGTCACTGTATGCAATGCGGCAAAGGACAACAGAGGATAAAAAAATGAGTCAAATTAGTTACGATGTTCGAAAATGCCCAATCTGCAAACGTGATGTAAGAGATCACAATCGTAAAGGGAACGTCCGCAAGACAGACGAATGCAAGATTACCAGAGGCAAAGTCTGTAACTTACTCAACCAGAAAGATCCAGCAAAAGCATTTAGATTTGGTTCACGCACAAATGCTCTTAGTACACCTGAAAATTGACAGGAACTGCAATGTCAAATGAACACATTGAAATCGGCATTTTGTCTCGAGAGCGTATTGAAGCTGGTATAACAAAAGCCATCTTTCAGCAAGAACAATTAACTGCTCAATACCGTTTAGATCTAGATGCCGCAGCAATAGCTGAAGCAGATTTTAAAAACTCATTTGCTTCTGAGCGATTGATTGCACGAACAGAATCATCATTTGATGGTGTAAAAATGACTGCTGACATAGCCGAAGATATTGCTACCAGCAACACGGCTGACAAAAGGCTTGCTATGTTGCTTACAGCAGCAAAAGAAAACGCCACGCGACAGGCGCTATTGTCGATTCGCATGAGATTAGATGCCCTTCGTTCGTTGGGCGCTAACTACCGAGACATGGGAGTGTAATGAGCTACGAAGAAGATCAAGAAGAATACACACGCAGCATTGAGCGAGAGAACATGGTTTTGTTCAAAGAAAATGAACTTCTAAAAGCGCGTCTTGCTGAAATTGGGCGCCTAAACAGTTTGCTGCAGGAAGAATTGGGCGCTAGCTTTACACACTGAACATAAGATTCAGATTTAACGAGTGCATAGCCTTGACGTACATGTTACTATGGTCTATGACCTTGAAGCGCACTCCACTACAACTGGGTGTGGGCCTGTCACGTGGCAAAGAATTAAAAAAAGGACCCCCGCTGGAGTCGAATTCACGACTACCGCAAAGGTCCAAAAAGACTGCTGAATTTTATGCAAAGGAAAGAATCCCTTTTGTCATTAAGTTTCTTGCAGATCACCCAATGTGTGCGGCTAACCTACGTGGGTGTCAAGGTGAATCGGTTGACGTTGATGAGATCTTACCCCGTTCCCTTGGCGGCAACGTAGTTCCTATTGACGAAAATGATTCTAATTTCCGTGCTGTATGCCGTGTTTGTCACACACTGATTACTGATAGAGATCCCGAAGCAGAAAAGAAGGGCCTCCTGGCATGACATTATTAGCTCGCCCTTACGTAATCATTTACCCCGTTAACGGGAAATGGACTTTAACATGCATGACGTGCCCTTGGAACATCAAGGTTGACACGCCGGAAGAAGCTCGTATAGTAGCAGCAGTACATGCAAATCAGGTGCGTAACCGTGAGTAACTTTACCTTTGAAGATTGGGAGCTCGCGCAGTTTATTGAGATCTTTAAGCGCGCGCGCCCCAGCTTTTACAACGACGCGACATGCATTGAAGAAGAAAGCCCCGGTGAATGGTTCTTCCCCGGACAAGGGCAGGCTCCTTTTATCAAAAAAGGTTTAGCAGTCTGCCGCCGTTGCCCGGTACAAAAGACATGCTTCTTACACGCTATGTCGATTAGCGATGAACACGGTGTGTGGGGAGGGAGCACCCCTGACCAACGCAGAGAGTGGATCATTGATGGGCTTACAGGAGAAGAGGCGTGGGAGAAATTAATGGAGTCTGAGGCCCTAGAAGAGTCCGGGTCTAACATCGGCCAGTAGTTCTTTCTTCTCCTCGGCTCTCTGAAGTTTCATGATGCGCTTGCCCTTCTTTGAGTAAGTGCAAGTTATGTGTGCGTCATGAACCCCGTAAGCGTCTTGTGGACACAAGTCACCACAGATCAAACACTGCACCCATTCTCGAGTGTCTCCAGTTTCTTTACGCATACGTGCAACCGAAGCCACATTTTGTGGCGTAGTGTTTTTGCGTGACTCATCGTACTTCTCCTCAGCCACTTGTTTGAGACCAAATTGTGTAGGGGGCTTGTGGCGTGCCGATGTATGGAATGTTAGGTAGAGTCCAAGGAAAAGGCTGAATCCAAGGCTGAGCTTTTTCACGCCTAAGGATCTCCACCACGGCTTGAAGCCCATACACACAACCCTCTAGTCTAGTAACGCGATCTTTTAAATCCTCGTTCTCGAGCTTGAGTGCAGCGATTTGTTCTTCGTTACTCAGTTCCATGCTAAACTTCCAAAGGATTACCGTTGACATCGCAACGGGCTGTGTAAATTTTACCACGCCAAACAGCCTTGCCATTAAAGATCGGGATGTGTTCGATTTGTGGCACAGTGGCACCTTCGCCAGGAGAGTAGAAAATTACAGCCATTCCCTGCTCCCAAGCAACGCCGTCTGTCTCACTTGGTTGTCCACGATCAGTGTTCTTATTTGAACCTGAAGGAACCTTGCCATCAGTACGCATGAATCCACCCGGAGTGCAAGCCACATAGGTACGTGTCTTGCCGTTTCGAGCGATAGTGCGGTAAGCAATCCCGGCGTGTGGAGTGTGTCCAGCGATGGTGTTGACTTCTTCTCGCAAGTATTCGTTAAGCGTGGTGCCGACCTGAGTTTTTCCAATGGTGCCGTGGATGCAACGTGTGTTGTCATTGAGCCAAAAGACATCGTTTGGGTAGCTACGCTCGCCTAAAACCCATCCATTTTCTTCCGCTCGAGTCAGGTACTGAAGACTTAAAACAGGGAATTCTTCGTCGTCACCAGCACGCTGTAGCCCCACAAGGTGGGAAGCATTGTTGGCAAGCCAATCGGTCCAACGCTGCTCGTGGTTACCACGCAGCCAGCGACGACGCTTAGCATTCGGTGACAAGGCACTACGCTCTGCCATTAATCGACCAATTCTCTTGATAGTCATGTTGGTAGAAGCATGAAGGGTCATGGCCATAGGCGAATTGTGAGTTGAAACAGTCGGGAAGTCCCCAAGGTCTCCTAGATCAACCATGGTGTCGATACCGTGCTCTGCTTCAACATCGGCGGTAATCTGAAGTCCGATGTCTAAAGCGGCCTCGTCATGAGTAGGAATCCAATTGCCATCGTAGTCTTGGAAATACCACATCTGTGAGTCAGCGTAAATGACAGCGCACTCTAAATCATCAATCCCACGACGCTTAGGAAGCTTGTAAGAAGATTGAATCTGTACTTTTAGGGGTGGAGCTTGAACGATTTCTCGAGATAGCTCATCCAATTCCGTTTTGCGAACAATACGGATCTTTACAACGCACGATGGCGAAGTGTGAGCGGAGTGCGCTTTGCCTTCAGCGGCAACCTCTTCGCTGCGGTGCCATGCGGCAGAGTTCCAAGAGACTGATGTGATGTCCCAGTGATAATCGTCAGGGTTCTTACCAGTATGTTCAATCAGTGCACGGATGTCTGCATCAGACGGGACTTCCTTGGCACCTTGAAAGAGTGCAGACCCATCGCCATCTTTCCCCCAGCTGACAGATGAGGAGCTGGGTTCTTCCTTGACTCGAGTAGTGCGGCGGAAGGAATCTAGAACATCAGTCATGTAGTCTCCGTGTCGGGAAGGGATTGATAAGTGTAGCAAAGACATTCTTTGTTGCGATGAGATTTTAATGAAGTGGATTTTGCGTTTAAATGCCACTCGTCCCTCAAAATTCTGAGTATGTTGGATGTAGGATATTCTTCACGGTCTGCTTCCATGACTGCATCAAACAAATCTCTTTGTTCATCAGTAAATGGAAGATTGCCAATGATGCAACCAGCGCGAGGCTTGAAAATGCTTAGGTCAATCTGACTCAAAATCCCTCCTTATCTCTAGATGTATTCTAGCAGACAAAGAGGGATTAATCAAGTGATTCTTGGTGTAATTAGTTTTGTACGTTTACAGTTCTTGGGGTTGCTACTACTTCAGTGCTTGTGAGATCAAGGTGAACGCTATTCGATGGGGCGCATGACCAAGTATAGGTCCAGATTCCAGCTGTGAACAAGATTGTTCTAATAATTGCGTGGTAAACCCCAACGCTGTCTCGCACGATGGTTCCAGTTAGATCACCGATGCCGCGCGTGAACAAATACGTGTGAGGAGAAGTAGCGTCTCCTTCGATAGAAAAAGTAAATGTAACAGTGTCAGGATCGACAAGTGTCACACCATCGAGAGCCGTAAAAGGGTCTTCGGTATAGAACTCAATAGCAGTCCCGTACTGCACAGTGGTTATTGTGTTGAGTGCCATGGTTCTCCTAGTGGAATCCGCCGCCCACAAGGGCAGTTTTGAGATCGTTTTTAAGTGGTGCGGTTATGAACCCGCCGTCAACTTGAGCTGTACTGTAATCAGACGCTACGCTTGCAGTCAAGAACCCTCCGCCAACTTGGGCAGTAATAAACCCTGGCTTCACCGTACCAGGATTAGAAAATACGGTGACGCTGAGTACCATTGAAGATGAGAATGACACATAGATGCTTGACGGGTTCAAACCAATTGAAGGTGAAAGCACGGCGTTGAACAATGAATTTGTTCCAGATGGTGAAAGAGAAAGTTGAGCACTACCATTGGCGACCCATTGAGCAGAAGACGCTCCTGCCGCATTTGTGTTACTGTTAATGGTCCCAGAAGCTTGGAAGTTAATTGATTCATTGCTTGAAGCTATTAAATTTGTAACAGGGCTTGACTGAAGAAGCAGATTAGAACTAAGACCACTGGAAAGATTAACAGTGATAGTGGGGGCGACAGTAGATACTTGGCTAACAGCCACATTGCCAGACCCAGGAACCAAAACTGTGCTAGTGATCGACGTGACATATGAAGAGTACATGTTGCCGGTAAAGGGAACATTGACCACGGGAGCCAAATTAGCAATGTATGTCGTGGTAACTGCGCCCGTTAAAGATACACGTACCGTTGGGGTGATGGCCTCAACAAGAGATGCGGTTAACCCTGAAGTTGCAGGAACTTTTACAAGACCTGTCATTGACGTTACAAAAGAACTGTTAGACGACGCAGTAGCGCTTTGGGTGACAACACCCGTGGCAGATGAAGTTGATGATACTACCACATTACCGGTTGCGTTTGTAATGACTGTAGGCGTGGCCGCATTAACGAGCGTTGCTGTTACGGGCGCTGACGTAATCGGCTGAAGCATTGCGCCAGTTGCCAAATATGCACCATTCACATTTGCCGTAGCATACAGTTTCAACAGTGGAGCAATTGATGTAACGAATGATGAGGATATATTGCCAGTAAAGAAAAGCCCCACCACAACACCCGTGCTAGTTATGACGACGCTTGTAGCTGAATTGGAAGCGGAAAGAACCAGAGAAAGGTTGCTAGACAAAAGCGCAGATGAAGACAGGTTGGCCGTTAATGGAACAATTGCCAACGGAGTCAAACTTGAAAGATATGTGCTTACAGCGTTACCAGTAGCAATCATTTTAGTCACTGCAGTCAACGCCGCAGAGAAAGACCCAACTAGACTAGCCGTGTCGGACATCACTATTAACGGAGTCGAAGCTGCGAGATAAGATGATGCCATGTTGGCAGAAGTAGGCAATATCTCGAGCGGCGTAATAGATCCGATGAAACTAGAAACAACGTTACCAGTGGCAGAAGAGGATGTTGTTCCTGTTCCAGCAGATACAAACGAACTTGCCATGTTGGCCGTTGCTGGTACCAAAATAAGTGAGGTCAAAGAGTTGGATAAGGTTGCAGTCATCCCAGCTGTAGCAGGGAATTTAACAACTCCAGCAAATGTTCCCAAAAATGAAGACAAAAGATTGGCCGTTGCAGGGATTAAAACAAGCGGTGTTGTGGAAGCAACGAATGAGGCACTAAGAGACTCTGACGTTGGCATAACCACGATGGGGGACATTGCATCAATTAAACTAGAAGATGAGTTGCCTGAAGCGTTGACAGTTATTAGCCCAGACCCTGATGCAACAAACGAAAATGCTTCATTAGCCGTTAGCGGGATTTGCACCAACGGAGTTAAGGAAGCTAAAAAGCTAGTGGAAACATTGTCACCGGCAGTGGTGACTGTAACCGCCATTGTCGAAGTTGCAACGTAAGATCCAATAGCATTACCTGTTGTAGGAAATTTCAATACAGGAGAAACAGAAGTAGTAAATGCAGCCGAAATATTTCCGCTTGTTGGAATAACTGTCACAGCGGTTACGGCAGCTACGAACGAAGATGCAGCATTCCCCGTAGCAATTAAAGTGCCAACTCCTCCACCGCCCAGGCCACCCGCACCCATAAATCCATTGCCCAGCATCATGCCGTAAGTGGGTGCGTTGTGGTTTGCCGGGATTAGAGTTCCGCCAAACGAAACAGTTGCCATGTTGCCAGAACCTGACATCGGGAAAGTGGCTGTTTGAGCAGAAGTTGAGGATGCGAACTGGTAAGTGGTTTCGTAGTTGTGGGTCGTTCCCCACAGGTTCGACCCCGCGTAACTGGTCCAGGGTGAAGTAGGAGCTGAAGTCAAACCATAAGTAGCGGAACAGGCGACAAAAGCAAAATCACCAATTGACAAAGGCGTGACCACGCCAGTGATAGAAGTCCCCGATAACCCGTTGCTTGCACCAGCATAGGTGCTGGCAAGAGTACCTAAAAGTTCGCTACCTTGAGCGGTCCACGAAGCCGCTCCAGTCGTTGTCACGGTGATTGTATTGCCAGACCCCGTGGCCGCACTACACGCCCACACTTCTATTTCATAAAGAGAAGAGTAGCCGTTGGCTTTGATTTTTGTGAACGTACCAATGGGTGAAGTGACAGAAATGATGTCGCTGTTAGTTGAAGACTGGACCAGGATAGCAACAACGACAGCGTTACCGATTGACGGGTTAGAGGCTAAGATAGTGCCGGAAGAGCCAGAGGTAATGTAGGAAGCGCCCGTGTCGCTTTGCTGAACTACCGTGCCCACGAGCTATCCTGCCGGGATAAGTTGAAGAACCGTGAGCGCGTCTTGAATGGCTTGCGCTAGAGCAAGTGATGCCTGGATGTTGCGGGCAACAATAGACGCAAGTGGGTCCGTCGATGAAGCAAGCGTTACAAGGTCAGTTTGTCCTTGAGCAATAGCCGGACCCATCGTAGTGAGTAGCGTTTGCAGGTTAGCAATAGCAGTAGCCATGGCGCTATCCTGCGCTACCTGCGCGGGAGAGGGCGTGGTCACGTTCTCGGTGTTACCCGCGCTGTCTGTCATCTGCTCCAATATCGAGCCATCTGGGTAGTTGGTGATCGCATCGCTTACAACCGTTTCGCCGTTGGGGAGCACCTGTCCTACTGTGTACTGTGTCATTATCCTGCCCTCGTCACAAAAGTTGCCGCCGTCATTACTGCACTAGCACCCGGCGTTATATCAAGGTGAATCGACTGTGCCGTGGAAACGGTTACTGTTGCCGTTGAGCCGGGGATTGGCGAAGCAAACAAGCCAAGACCAGTCGCGGTCGTGAGTTCGTTTTGTGCGAAAGCCGCGCAAGCAAAGGTGGCGACACCTGCGGAGATGGAAGTGCAACGCGCCTTTACTCGAATCGAAGACTGGTCAATGGCGGCGGTGTTCGTGCCCGAGGTCCACGTTGCAACGGCGGTATCGGTTGTGGCACCCGCAGTCGTCGTACCGACGCGGACGTACATCGACCATGTGGCTGTTCCAGCGGCAGTCTTGATGAGTTGCACGTCCCACTCCACGCACATTCCCACATAGATGTCGCCAAGAGAGAGCGCGACGACGCCACCCGTGAGGATGTTGTCGGAACTCGCGGTGAGCGACTGCAAGGCGGTGGGAATCGTGGTGGGAGTTGCGCTACGAAACTGCAAGCCATTAGCGGCGGCGTTGACGCCTGCCACTTGCCCCGCAACACCGAGTGATGGTAGTACGGGGCTGCACAGCGTTGTTTTGTCCACGATATTTCCGGTAGCAATGGTGCTTGTGGTCGATGCAACGTACACTTCGCAAAGGATGATGTTGCTAGCCGGTATGGATGGTTTTACAGGAGGTAGCGCGCTTGATGCGCGTGTCCAACCCGCAACGGTCCCAGGTGTTCCCGCCGTGACGGTGATAGTGCCCGCAGCGTTGATGCTAACAATGTCTTTGCGATCATAAGTGGACGCTGCGCCAATGGTTGCCACGCCCGTGCCACCTGCATAGGTGTTCTGGACACCATTGATGATAAAGGTTCCTGCCGCAATAGAAATCGTCATGCCCGTGTTTGGAGTGCAAGTCATGCCCGATATGACGCCAGTTCCCGTTTCGCTTGCTAAGAATGCGGCAAGATCGGTAGCATCAAAAACAACTTGACCATCAAAGGTAGGCGATGATTCGAGATTAGGTATTGTTAGCGCCATGTTACACCTTAGAGTAGATTGCAACCCAATCAATGTCGTAGAAACAGGTTGTTGGGGGAGTGCCGCCACCAATAAATTCAGATTGTAGATCAAAACGCATAGGGCCGTTTGGAATAAAAGTGCCTACGAACGAAGCTACTTGCTTGCCATCAATTGACAAAGTAAATGATCCTTCTTCCCATATACCATCGTAAACATGCCACTTGGTAAAATCTATTCCCTTAACGTGTTGTTGCTGTTGAGAATTGTTTGCACCATAGTGTATTGTCGAAGACATGTTGTTGACAGCGTTAGAAGTAGGCCCGGTCTCGAGCATGTCTATTTCTCCTGCCAGTGGCCAAAATACATTTCCAGACGGCCAGAGCAAAGCTATAGAGCTTATTCCAGCACCAGCCGCTACTCGGGCTCGCCAAGTATATCTACCATAAGTTTGAGAGAATTGTGATCCCACACCACCAGAAACGTATCCTATTTTACCATTCTTTAGAACGGTTGGACCTGTATTCTTTAGCCTTAGCAGCGAGTCGCTAATGATGACATGATCATCTTGCCACCAAGCGTTCGATTCACCGCCTGGTTGGCCTCCCCAGTGCCACCATTTATTGGTATCCAAAGAGGAACCATCAAAGCTATCTGAAAATTCAAGTTTCCATCCAGCAGGTGTGGTCGGCAGGGAACGACCGTTAACCGGCCATGTCATTATTCCGCGTCTTGTGTGAAGGTACCAGAAACTTTGTGTGCTTCCTGAATCTTCCCAGTTACTTCATCGTTGTGCTCGTGCTTTACGGCAATAGCAAAGTCAGTGACGTTGTACACAGTGCCGTCTTCCATGTGGATGGGACCCTGAATGGGGCCAGTCAGAATGATGGCGTGAGTGTCAACATTGATGACATCCGTAAAGTCGTAGTTGAAGAAAGGTGTACCGTCTTCATTGTCACGAATGTAAGTCTTTTTGGCTTTAATTTCTGCGCTCATGATTTTCTCCTATAGTCCTGATCAACCCGAAACTGTCGCTGTGATGGCACCGATGGCGGCGGCGACAGTTGCTCCCGAAGGAACGGTTAGAGATGATCCCAAAATGCCGCCACCGATCCATGTACCAGCAGTGACAGCCGTCCAGAACCCGAAGTATCCAACGGTGACAGCGGGCATGTTAGTCCAGTTCTGAGCAGTGGTAGATGTCTTGACACCCGATGCAGGGGCACCGAATGCGATGGTTTGACGTGCGTAAGATCCACCAGATACTTCAGCGGCGCCAGTGTTACCCGGAGTCGTTGTGTGAAGCGAAGCGTATGGTGAAAGTGTGAATACGTATGAAGAAGCGGTCAGGGTGGTGATAGTACCGGAGATTGTCACAACCCCAGTTCCGGGGTTGGTAACGACAAGTCCACCTGATGTAATACCTGCACCAGTAACCGTCATGCCAACCGAAATGCTCAGAGCCTCAGAAGCAGTGAAGGTTAGAGTTGTGGTACCGTTAGTAGCAGACGCGGTGTGCGAAATCGTGTTGGACGGGTAAGCAGTCTCCACCATCGCATTGGCGACAGCGGCTGTCAAGTAAGTTAAAGACACTTTGGTCTCCTTGTTGAGGGCGGAGTTGTTTCCAACGTTCGCGTTCTTAGAATCAGGACACGTAGTGACCTAATTTTACTACATCTTGCTCAAAAGTCAATGATTGGTGCTAAGCTTTAGAGCTTTTTGGGAGCATCAGTAATGAGTCCCCTAACGTAACGTTCGGCTTCGAAGTCGGAAGCGCTTGCGTGATGGATACCACCTGATCCACGGTGGTGGTGGACACACAGAACCATTAGGTTGGGCGCCGACTCGATCCAAGCCCCAATTGAAGCAGGATCTGAGATGCCAGGGTAATCTACCTCAAGCCACGCAAGATCTACGCCATTCTCAAGAGAAAACTCAACATGTGCATGGTGAAGCTCAAGCGGTTTTTCTAATGAGCATTCAGAAAAGTCATTACGGTGTTTGCCAATAGCACACTGCCACTTTTCAGGGTCCTTTTTCCACGCTCGGTGGATTGCGTTGAAGTCCTTGTAGTGGGGATCTCCAGAGCGCGGAGGGTGCGCTGGATAGTGAACCGTGTACCTGTTAGTTATGCTGCCAGAATGGGCAGCTACGTCAGGTTTCGTCATGTTGATCCTAAAATACGCCTAGAACTACAGGTACAGGGTTAACGATGGTGCAGTTAACAACCGTCACCTTGATATACCAAGCAGCTGGAACTTTGACAAGGAAGGTGTTTGAGTTTACGCCGTTGCCCGTGACGACAGGAACAACATTTGTGGTGCAAGCCGAGGTAGCGCCAACATCGATCTTGACTGTTCCAGAGGCAGCTCCTGTAATAGACACATAGTATTCACCGGCAACTGAAGCCGCATTTTGAGTTGCAACACCGGAGGAAAGGGTGGGCGCAGTTCCAGCAGCGGGGGTAGCTGGTGCCGTTGTAGCAGGAGTGATTACATTCTGGACTTTGCCATCAAAATGACTGATGTTTGTAGAAATGGGATCATAGAACATTGCGTGTACTGTTGGCGGCGTGAACACGGTGTTGTTAAAGACTTCTGTAGACATTGTTTTCTCCTAAAGAGTGATAAACGGGGGTTCCCCCACCGCCCATTATTTGGTCAAACTGACCTGGTGTAATTTGAAATGGAGAAACGGGGCAATCCCATCCTCCATGTTCCCAACTTCTTGCTACGAGGCCAGAACAAATTAAAGTTCCTGGGCGGGTAAAATCAAAATTGAGAAAGCGTGGCAGTGCTAGATTTATGGCTACGCTCACAATTGTGGCAACACCATAATCGATGCCCAATTGTTTGTACGCATAAGCAACCGCACGATTTGCATCTACATCATCAGGTATGGGAACGATTTTAACGTGCCCTCCCTTAGCAACATCTTCGAGCTTGACAAGAGTGCATTTCTTGACCATTTGAAGGCACCATACAGTACCGTCAGGGTCTACACGTACTACGATGGCCATGTGATTCCAGTCGCGTCCTTGCCACCAACGCAGCGCTTGTGCGCCACGAATAAGTACACCATATGTTGTCTTGGTGCGTGCAAATACAGCGTCACCGGGCTTGGGGGTGTAGGCCATTAGAACAACTTAAGGTCAGCTTGTAGGGTTTCAATATCAATCTTGTAGATTGGTCCATGATCGGCTTCAACAAACGCCTGAGGAATTACAACGTAAGCCTCAGAGCAATATTTGTCCATCCAGTCCCACGTTGCAACAGTTTCTTCGCCCCATGTAATGACGTTGACGCCTTCACGATTGTATCCAGATCCTACTATGCAATGACCTCCAACTGGGCGACCACGCGGAATAGTAAGATGCCATGATTCGTGCTTTTCGAATTGCTCTTCGGCGTTAGATGGAAGCTCAACCCCCAAGTACACTCCACCAAAGAGATAGATAGCAGCACGCATTTCCTGTTCGTCACGAGGGTTGACCGGAATCCAAGCAGCAAGCTTTGTGCCAAACAAACCTGTCGTAGACCACTTGTTGAGAACCGAGGTTTCTACACAACCACTATCCACACCGCCCGTTTCCGAAAAGTATTCGGTACGCGTGGCATCGTCACCGGGGTAGTCAAAAACTTCACCGATCTCAGCGTATTGGAGCTGAAGCAAGTGGATGGCACCAGCAATGGTACAAATCCCCAATTGGTCATTAAGGGCCATCGGATAATTAGGAACACGAGGACCGTAATCAACTGAAGTTGGTGTAGAAGGCAAGCTAACCTTCATGTAGTCACGAAGCGACGTTGTTAGAAGATGCTTTGCCGGTAGCTTGCCTCGAAGGCCTGCTTCTCTCATGTCTACCATTCTTTTCCTCCCGAAGTGATCTCTTGAATTTTGTTCTCTAATGCTGTTATGCGATCATCTTGTGAAATGTTTTCTGCATCTTTAATGAATTTCTTTCCCAAACGTGAACCAGAAATGTTTCCGATAAATGTTCCTACAACAACTGAAACAATCAAAGTGATTTTTTCTGCCCAATTGTTTCCATGAAAAGCAAAAACGGCAATTGTTGTTCCCGTGATCGTTGCGCCCCACAAAAAAGCATCTATGATTGAAGCGGCCAAACCGTGATTGCGGCTAAGAGCTTGAACTTTAAGAGCATTCAACGTATCTTGAACTGCCATGCAGGCACCAGCAAGCACAACGAGCCACATCAACATTAGCTGTCTCCTCTTTTAGCAGCGTGCCATCCAAGGTGGTTAGCCATTTGTTCTCCGAATTTAATAGCTACCTTTGCATCAGAATCTTGACGAGAATCAATCTTTTCGATCATATTCTTTTGGACACCCATAAGAATGACTTGATTATTGAGGATGTCGCGCTGCAAGGTTTGACCTTCTTGAAGTGCATCAAGAGCTAAGAGTATTGTGGACTGAGACGCTTCTAAACGGCGTTGCGAGTCTTTCATAGTTGATCCACCGTTGTAGCGTACTTCACTTTGAACTTCTGCTACAGCTGTTTTCAACTCTCCGATTTCTTCTCGAACACTTTTTTCAATTGCAGAATCAACGCCCTCCATGAGTTTAGTTATGCTCTCTGTTACCTTGGCTTCGACTGCTGTTTCTATTTCGGCGTCACGTTCAGAATCACGTTTTTCTTCGTTTTTGCGGTGGCGCCTATCAACGAAAGCGATTGTTGATACAATACCACCGACGAAGAAGAAGACGTTGACTATGTATCCGAGCCCTGTATTTGACCAGACCCAGAATGATTCTGCAAACATGACTACTCTCCTAGGGGTGCAGCAACAGCAGGATTGTGAGTCTTGTAATTCTTAGAAGCGTATTCGTGAGTGCCAACTGGCAGGCTGGCGGGGGCATTGGAAAATCCAACTCCATTCCACACAAAAATAGCCCAACCATTTTTGGTGGCTAGAGCGGCTTCAACTGGGTTTGACAACAAAACGTATCCGTGTGCTGCCAATTGTGCTGAAGATGGGTTTGGCGTGCTCAGCTTAGTTTTAGCCCCAGCTATGATGGTGTTTATTTGTGCAAGGATGGGGGCGCCAGGACAGCTAATGTGATTGCCACCTTCAACCCCAAGTTCTCCGTGCCCAATCCAACCCGATTTAGTAGGGTCAGTAGTGCGTGCCAACGGAACTCCGTGAGTGTGATATATCCACACGTATAGATCTTCGTCAGCGGCAATCTGCTGTGGAGTTAGAGGCGTACCACTCATGCCTTCATGCTCTATAGAAATAGCTTGGCCATTGTAATTTACTTCAGCCCATGCGGTAACGGATGTATCGACAAACTGGTAGACTTTTCCGTCTTTACCGACACCAAAGTGTGAAGAAACTTGAGCAGCAGGATTTTTGAACCAAGCGTTGGTGCCAGATTCAGTTCCTTGCTCGATGTGCATAACGCCAAGAGTTATCTTGCCGATGGGTCCACCGTGGTTGGTCGCGGCGGCAGGTGTCCATATCGCCTTAGGGTATTTAGCCATGTTTGTCCTATTTCTTTAATCAAATTATTAAGTTTTAAATTTCTGAGTTTGCAAATACGTAAGATGTATTTCCACCCGCATCTTGCAAGAGTATTCCTGTGCCTGCGTTAACAGAAGTTGTTGTGACAACAAGGTTTACGCCTCTTGTAGATGTGCCGCCAGTAGGGCCACCAGCAGAAAGAGCTGTAATCGAAATGCTTCCGGGTATTACTAAAAATTGTGAAAATGGAGCTAACGTAAATGTAGGTATAGCTCGCATTGTAACTGGAAAAGGAACATACACATATCCAGTAGTTGATGAAGACCCAACCGTTCCAATAATTGTTCCAGATCCCCAAACTCCATATGTGTAATTTTGAAGAGCTTGAAAATAGAATTGACAACAGATAAGTTCTTCTTGATATGAACCTGAGTGACGAGAAAAAGCCGTTAGAGATGATCCAATTTCTACTTGAATTCCCGTAATGTCATAGTAATCGTTTGACCCAGCCGTACCAACGGGTGTGTAAAAAAACATTATGCCCAGTTGGCTTGCGGCTCCAGAAACAGTTCCAGTAAAAGAAAACTGTTGCCATGAAGTTGTCAAAGTTGCCGTTGAGTTAACAACGTTTGTTGCACCGGTAAAACCACCATTTAAAACATTTTGGTCTGAACCTGTTCCAGAAATTAACTGAACCGTCAAAGCATTTGACAATGACGAATAGTTAGATCCGGCTCTTGCCCAAAAAGAAATAGTAACTTGCTGACCAGCAAAACGATATGAATTAAGTGTTCCAATTGATTGCGAAAAAAATGGTACTGACGTAGAAGGATTTCCTAAGTTTCTTTGCACTCGAGCATTATTCGTGTATGTTGTCAAAGAAGGAGCAACATTGCTTACTGTATATCCCGTTCCAGCTACATAAGCAGCCCATCGGTCTGCAGTGTAAGTGATCGTACTGGCTGCAAGGCTAAAAGAAGTTGCAGGATACACAAGGCGTTGCCATATTTCCATTGCACCATTGATCAAAGCATTTTTACCAGAAACATTGTAATTGCTCAAAGCAACTTTGGTGCTGTCCGTAGGAACACCAGCAACCCATCCAGATCCGCTCGAAACCGGTGAAAGCCCCGCAGTGTTGGTGCCGGGGAGTATAGAAATCCAAGAGGTTCCATTGTAAACCTGAATGCTTGGGCTCGTGGTGTTGGTGTTCACCCAAACCATGCTGATGTACGGTGTTGTCGGAGTGGTAGATCCGTAATACACGGGGTCAACACCAATGTTAATCCAAGAGCTACCATTGTAGTAATTCATTCCATACCAAGTTACGGAAGTATTGGTGCACCACCAAATGGAACCGGAAATGGTTGTTGATGGAGGAGTCGTGGCCGCACTTTGAGTATAGGGAATGAAATTAGTGTCGCAGTATTGTGCGATGTTCTGCATGTCTGTAGCGATGTTAGCAGGGTCAGCTGCAAGGGGGTATAGGATTCCCTGTCTGGATGTAAGTCCTGTGGCCATCTAGTAACCTCCGATAAAGGTTTGAATTCCCGCTGGGCGATAACGGTAAATGAAATTAATGAATTGTGACGTTGAAACCGGGAACACCCCACCAGAAAGGTCGATGTAGTATCCACCAAGTTTTGCAGTGATGTACGCAATAACTCCCGTGTATGTTCCTGCATACCCAGCAGCAACTGCTGATGTCAAAAGACTTGCGTAAGTGAAAAGGTTGTAAAAAGAAGCCGGGATCAAGATAGTCATGGCGTAAGCGTTGTATCCGTATACCACTCCACCGCCACTCAAAGTTACAGGAGCATTGATCAAATGAGTTGCTGCTGTTGTCCCACCGTATCCACGTGTTACACCAGTGATGGTAACTGGTGATGCCATCCAGTTGTAATTTCCCTTAGGAATAGAGATTTTTTCAGCGTCTACGGTAATAACAAAACTTGTATTTGACCCAAGACTTCCCCATGAAGAATCAGTGTTAGTGATTGTAATCGAAGTTGCGCCAGTTGTCGTAATAGCTGCACCGAGTGCTCCTCCATCAGCAGCCAAAAGCTCGGTGTTTTCAAGAACAATTACTTGGCTAGCAAGCATAGGTGTTGGAGACGCAGTAGTGACGTTAACAACGTTCACCATTTCAGCAATTATAGAAGCAGTGGTGGCACGCTGGAACCCAGAACGTGTTGCCATTTTGTTTTGGATCTGCTGATACGTCAAAGTGTTGTTTTGCGTTACATTAGATCCAATGAACTGGCTTAACCAAGGAAGAGCGTACTGAGGGCAGCGTCGTATATCTAAGATTTGAGACCAGCCGGGGGCACCAGAGTAATCCTCGAGATCGATTGTGCCATTAGCCCCTGTGCTTGCAGCATGTGAAACAGCAACAGTATTTTGATAGCCGCGCGTCAAACCAGAAAGAGTGACGCTGACAGCAGACCAGTTGTAAGAACCGCCTGGAACGAGGATATTTTCGTTTTCTATTTGCACGACAAAGTTGGACGCAGTGGGAACCTGATTCCACGTTGTATCCGTACCAAAGATGGTCATCGTTGTCTCTGAAGACGTAATTGCGTTTAAAAGATACGACTCAGAAATTTCAAGACCTTCAAGAGTGGTAGGCGTAACGCATACTCCGGCCCCCATGTTATCAATCATTAAGGTGTCAAGGCGATCAATCGATTGGCAGATACCGTACAAGTAATAGTAAAGTGGGTAGCCTGAAGCAGCGTCTTGGTCCTGAATATTTTGTGGCACAGCTTGATAGATTTGCTGAGTGGCGTAACTGACTGGTATCGTCATTTTAGCTCAATCCACTATATGCTGAAGCAGCGTTCTCCAACAGGTTGCCGGTGACATTATTAGCTAAAGGAAGAGTTGCTATTCCAGTCATAACAATGTCGGTGGTTCCATAAGCGCCTGACGTGGGGTATGACTGACGGGTAGTTACAGAAACGATGCTTCCCATCCCCTCAACAAGACCAATCACGCTGGCAATGTCAAACACACGAATAGTTGTTTGAGACCCATCCCAAGAAGGGGGACTGCTTGACCCAAGAGCCCACGTGGCGGGGGTGAGAAATGCTCGAATAGCTGTGTTGACATTTGCCTGAACCGTCGATGCAACATAACCAGGAATAATGTATCCAGTCCATTGAACATCAATGGGAACGTAACTTGGCTGAAGAATGTTAATTGTGAAATTGACCTCACGATGAGCAGAGAGATAATTTGTCAAGTTGTCTTGAATCAAATCAGTTACGCCTATACCGTTAGAGTCAATTGGGCATATTGATACTTGGCGTGGATAGTTAAATGCTTGAGTGGAATACAGCCCACCAGGAGTCCATGTGGCGCCAACATCGTTGTTAGCCACAACATTAGCGGCGCTTACGTTTCCGCTCATAATTCCAATGTTGGTTACAAGTACGCTCGAGTTCAAAGGAACGTTTAGTCCTGTGTTGAAGATTACTCGTACTTCAACATCTCGCGGCGAAGTAAGCGTAAACGGCACTACAAGGCTTGTAACACCAGCAGATGTGGGCGAGACAATAACGTTGGTTGGTCCTGGCAACGTTGTTAGAATGGCGCCGGTACTCATGTCCCATACTTCGACAATGATGTTGCCGTAAGTCGATCCTGCATACGATGAGTCAACCGTTGCAAATGCAGTGTAAGTTCGACTTGTTCCAACAATGTCGCTTTGATTATTAGACAAGTTGAAGATCGGAGAAATGCAAGTCAATGGAGAAGCAAGCGCAGAACCCGTCCCAAGATATTGAATGCCAAATCCGGGTATCGTAATGATCGGTGATGGGATCGTCCAAGAAGCTAAGACAGCGTTGCCGAAAAACAAAGCCGCCATGTTGGAGTCAAAAACAAAGTTCCAATTACTCGTAGAAATTAACGGGTTGTCATCACCGTCAAATCGGAAATTTACCGCCGACAAATCGTTGTAAAAAATGAAGTGAGTTTTTGTTAAACCTTGAGTTGCCCAAACAACGAATAGCTGTACTGATGCAAGAGTCGGCTTGAGCGCTGTGTAGACACCTGTTGCTCCTGGAGCCAAGTATGAAGAGTTAGAGTTGGAAACAGGGATTGTGCAGATGATGTTTTTCTGATCAGCCGTGTAATCGTATAGAGTGCTACCAATTTTCTGAGCCGACGAAAACGTGCGAGTTGATCCGTCAAGGTATGTGCACTGTGCTACGAGGTAAGGAATGGCCGTACCTGTGGTATCTGTGCCGCACTGTACGACTGTTGACGCAAGGTAATACTTTGCATTAGGGGCAAGCATCCCAGCAGCGCCGGGAGCAGCACCCGCAAGAGGAAGCATGGCTCCTTGAAGGATAGTAATAGTTGCTGAGGTACCGTGAATGTACTGAAGAGGGGCAGCAAGGGTAAGGATTTGCTGAGTGCCCGAACCAGATCCAGTGGCCGCTCCAACAGTAGTAGCAATAGCTATTTCGTTGCCATTGGTGGCATCGATAATCGAAATTACCGTGGGGTTAGCTGCACTAGCTGTTGTACTGAATGTTCCAAGACCACCGGTACCAATCAACGCTACTACGCTTGTGGCCCCAACAATTGTTGCGGCCTGAAAGGGAACGTTAGCGGCGAGAGCTGCTGCCGTTGTGGTGGCAGCGACATAGTTGTTTGGTGATGTTCCAGGCGCAGTTAGAGTGTCTGCTCCAGCGGTACCGTTGCCAACTCCAGTCCATCCAGAAGGCATGGATGTTGCTAGTGTTAGGTTTGCGTTAGCCGCTGACAGCCAGTTGGTGAATGGGTTTATACCGTCAAGAGCCACTGCACGATATATGCCAGCAACATTCTGAGCAAAGATAGCGTAATCGCTTGGGGTGATCGGACGCGGGGCAAGGAGTTGGAGCTGAGCGTTCAAACGGTTTAGGTAAGACGAGGTTGTCTCAGCATCGGTGCCAAGAACGAGAGCGGAATTGGTCCCCGGTGTTGAAGTAATGATGACGTTTGAAACCAAGGGATCAGGGTTAATAAGTTGAAGATATTGTGTAGATAGATTGAGAGAACTACTAGCGGCAAGTGCATCAAGGTCATAAGCGGAACCAGCAGTAACGGCTTGAAGAGTTAGGGAGATGCTGGACAAACCTGTGGCGATAACCGCGTCTGACATAGTTTTGAATTGATATGAAGCACCGGCAAAGTAAAATCCAAGGACAGTTCCAGCAGGAATTTGGTAACCAGGGCTACCCGTGGCAGGGTTGATCAAATTCCAAGTTACTTGAATGGTTTCAAGTGTACCTGGGATTGGGTTAATGCCAACAAGACCACCGAAATAAGCAAAGATTTCATCAGGAACGTTGGACGCTACTGTGGCCGCTTCTGCCGCCATGAGAGCCATTTGCTCGAGCACAAGTACCTCAAGGTTACCTTCACGAGGTACCCAGCCAGGGATTGCTGCAGCGATATTAGCTAATGCTTGCTGTACGAGAACGTCACTGTCAGTGACAACCGGAAGGCTAATGTAACCCATTATTGTATGCCTCCCTGACCGGCTTGTACCCGTACGCTGAGGGTCGCATTGTTGTAAGCGTCGTATGTAACATCAACAAGAGCGTTAGCTCTGTCTTCAGCCTTATTCAGATCGCTTTGAATTTGAGTTACGTCCAATTGATTAAGCGGCATATCATCAACACCATAGTTGGGGACAACGGTTCTTTGACCTTTGATCGTTCCTAAAAACATTCCAACAGAATTAGCTATTTCAGAATATGAATCTTGAGCAGTGGTTGTAAATTGACCAAATGGATCTAAAGCGATGTTGTTTGTAAGATGCGGGGCACCAAAGGCCTGATTCTTTGGCTGCTGAAAAGCGGAAACGCTAACAGCCGTGCTGGCAACATTGCTGGCATCGATGCGATGAATGACGCTGAAAGCCAACGATGTCGGAGCCACGCCACCTGAAGCGAACAAAGTTGCCATAGTGGAAAGAGGTACAACAAATGAAGATGCCGGAGGATAGACGCCGATTGTTGCAGTTGCTTGGCTGTTGCTAGCATATCCACTAGCAGTAGTCAGCGGTAAAGAAGTTCCGATCAAGTTCCAAGAAGGGGTGTACGACAGAACGTTTTCAAGAGCATAAATTTCGTAGTGTGAAACATTAGAGTCATCCGGGGCTGGTGTCCACGTGAGCTGTATGCCAGTTCCGGGTATCCATGTGGCTACGAGATTAGAGATTGGTTGTGTCATGAGTGTTAAAAGTCCAATCTAGTCATAATGATAGCAGATAATCTCAGAAAAGCAAGGGTTTAAGCTGGGGCGGTAAACGCGGTGATCAAACCGTTAACGAAAGTAAGAGAACCTGTGTGAAGACCTAAAGAAGCAAGTGTTACGGTTCCGCTGGCACCCACAACTCCACCATAGATTGCTAAAACGATAGGGTTGTTTCTTGAATCGAAACCAACAGCAACTTGAGATCCAAGAGCAGGAGCTACCCTAGAAGGATAAGGGATAGGGTCAGATACGTGGTTGTTACCCAAGTTGGGAATACTGATGGTCATGGTGCCAGTGGGTATTGGGGAACCTGCGCCCAAGGCAATACTTACGTCAGTCTGCAAGACAGTGCCGTAATATATCCCTTTGATTTGTTCCGCGTCCACCAAGTGGTGATAAAGGATGTTGGAATCTTCTTGAAATCGTGTGCTAGAAGATTGACTTCTACCCATATTAGGCCAACTTTGTTATTAGTGGGAATGGTTGCAAAGGCAAGGAATTAGGATCATACACAGATGCGAACGGCATAGGCACTTGAAGAGTCATAGTGGCTTGCGGAGAGAACAAGTCACGCTGGATGCTGTACACAATCCAATCACCGTTAGCTGGTCCGAGCCCAACTGTCTGCACTATCTCACCGATGTCATATTTCCAGTTCTCCAACATGCAGGTAACAGTACCTTGCGCGTAGGGCTTCTGTACATCCCAGTCGAAGTCAATAAGCATGATGTCGGTACCAAACTCTTGCATCACAGGAATTGGCGACAGCGTACCCATGATCGAATTGATTGGAGGAACAGATAATCCTTGAGGGTTCTTATTAAGGATACCCAGCCAATATTCATCAGGGCCAAAGTAAACAGTGTTGTTGTTCTCCCATAAACGCCAGCCAACAGATGATGCGATGCGGCTCATGCATGTCCACGAATCTTCGAAAGGGTCTGTTGTTGTTCCGCGACCTAAACCAACTTTGACAATCGCCTTACCGGCGTTTCCAGTCAACTCGCTCCAAATCGTTGCGTAGTCAGGACCAACAAATCCAACCGTTTCATAAGGAGAGTTGTTGTAATTCAAAGCGTAGACGAGGCTGGCTACAAATTCTGTTACGCCCGTACTTACCGTTGTTGTTACTGTTCCAGTTGAGTTGCGTTGATTGCGAAGTCTATAAACAGTGCTAGATTCAAAAGCCATTTGGACCTGATCGGAGGCCTTGGTGTACTGACTCAGGGAGAAGCGGATCTTTTGCCCGCCATCGTTCAAAGTTATTTCCGTTCCTTGAGCTACAAGGTTCTTTAACAAAGTACGGTTAGGGTCATTTGCTTGAAGGGTAAGAGTTGTAACGCCACTCATATTCTTTTCGTAAATGATGTCCGTAATTGCTTCACGATAATCCGTTGTCAATACAGTTTCTTCTCGAGTTGTTGGATTAACAAATCGCAAATCCTGCAATCCCCATTGCCCAAAACCAGTAACAGGATAAGCACCCGCTGGTGATACTCCAGTTGCCCCCGGAGGTTCAGTTTTAATTATTGTTGAAGATGTGGCAGACTTGTTAGTCGCTGGTATGCTTGTACCAAACACGTTAAGCTACCGGGATCTTAATTGTTCTTCCTACCAGAGAAGAAAGAATCTGATTGGGGCTACGTAAGCTAAGAGTTTTGTCTCCAGCGTTTGCATCAATTATTGCTTGTTCGTTTGATGTGCTAGCTTTGCCCATTTGCTGCGCTGCAATTTGAGCTAATGTGTCATTCGCCTTGACTACATAGGAACGAGTAGAGGCTGTCTTTAGATTACGACGCGCAACTTGGGCGGGAGAAGAAGTGTTAGTTGAAGAAGGAAATGGTGGATTGTATTCGTAAAGTACCACTGTAGTGTGCTGTTGCATTACAGCGCCAGGTGAATAGGTCTGACCAATAACTTTGTTGCGGCGACCATACTCAACAAATCCATTTGTACCCGCACGCAAAGCCGCGTCCATGGATATAGAATAAGCAACCCAAGTCAGATCAGTTCCCAAAACGGGACCACTTATCTTAATAGTTGGAGGCTGGATGACGTTGGAGCTAATGCTCGGCGCACTGAGCCACGACAGCATTTCACGAATATCGTCATCAGGTCTGTAGGGTGACAGCGTTGCTGTAGGGTCAATGATGCATGGAATCGAGATCTGAAATGGCGCACGGTCATACCATTGCGTAGCGGCAATTTGCTTTGGGCGTTCTACAATCTGCCATCCACCCGAACCACCAGCTTGGCTAAAAGTAGGATCGCCAGCAATTCCCAAAATAACGGGACGATATGACCCATTTGGTGAAGAAGGCGTAAGAACAAGAAGCGATTTGTCGTGAGTAATCGATTTAGACATTTACTTATTTCCTTGCACCAGTAGTTGCATTTGCGTTGTTGACAATTTTTGCCAGTGTAGCACCAGATACACCAAGAGCTGCTGAGAAGGCCATGCCAATATCTCCACCAGTAAGTTTTAGATCCTTGTAGAGTTGACGCTGTTGATTAGTGATTTCCAAAGCCAACGCTTTTATGCTACCCTTGTCAATCTTTTGACCATCAAGTTTATTGATCATTTCTGTGTGAAGTTGCTCAAATGCTATCGCTTCGGCTGCGGCCTTTTTAGACGCAGCAAGATACAGATTTCTAGCGCCAGCGTCTGACCCTTGTTGCCCTGCTCGAATCAAATCTGATTGGGCAAGACCAACAAGTTTTGCAGCAATGTTTTGTGCCGACATTTCTCTTTGAGCACTATTAGAGTTGTTAAGACCGCTAAGAGTCAAAGACTGTGCAAGGTTTCCATAGTTTGCTTGAGTTGAAATTGTCCCTTGAGCAGCGATATATCCAGCGTAATCTTTTACAACTTTGTTGCCTACCAAAGCAGCTTGGCCTTCGGGTGTTGCAAGAAGTCCTTGGTTGCTAGAAAGTAGGGCCGCAACTTGAGCATTAATTTTCGTTGTCAGTTGTCCAGGTGTCAAACCACTCAATGAAATGTAGTTTTTACCTTTTCCTGTTGCTCCTGCAATTTCTTCACGAAGTTGTTTTGCACCTGGAATGTTGCCAAGGGCATTCACATCACCGCTCAAACCGCTCATAATGCTTCCCATCATGTATGCAGGCATAGAATTAAGAGACATGTTGAATGACTTGCCAAAGTTGTATTGACCGCCAGCGGCTGTGTCGGAAAGAAGGTTAGCAATCCCTGCGTTGTTAGAGATAGCCCATGCATTTTTGATTTGAGCCATTTGCTGTGCTGGGTTCAGTCCAGCAAGGCCACCTTGAGCGGTGTTAAGTTTCATATGCAAATTCTGCCATTGCGCTGTCTCAGCTGCAGTTGCAGTTAATGGGTTGTACCCTTGATTATTTAATTGAGCAATTTGCTTTTTGTAAGAATCAATAGTTGAAGTATATTGTGAAGCAGTTTGAACGAGAGGGTGAGATATGGAACTAAGGGCTATGGAGTTTGCATTTTGTGCCCCGCCGAACCAGTGGCTCATAGCGCTGATACCCTTCATCATGAAAGGTACAGCAAGCGGCAGAACGGTTGAAGCGATCATTGCTAGTCCGATAGGTCCACCAACAAGGCCAAGAGCGCCTACGCCGAGGCCTTTAATTCCAGAGAGAACGCTGCTCCCAGTTTTGGCTATCGTAGTTGCTTCTGTTGCAGCTGCTTCTGGAATCACGAAAGGAGGAACAAAAGTGTTTTGAAGATCTCGTGCTCCCAAAACCCCCGAATTGCGTGCTGCCATTTCAGCTTGGAACGCAGCGCTGCCGGGCGCACTAGCCATCATTGCAGCTGTAGCTTTGTTTTCCATCCAGAGTCTTTGGGCGGGAGACCGTGGCCCGTACTCACCTGCTTGGACAGGCATTGGCAAAATGCCAGCACCATTTTTGTTAAGGTCTGCAAGCCCTTTATTAAATCCTGCAATGTTTTCGCCATTACCCATAATTCCAGTTGATTGGATTTTGCTAGCTGCACCAGTAAGACTACCAACGTTTCTTACACCAAGTCCTTCAGCAAGAGTTGCTTGCACTCCACGAAGTGCATCTACAGTCTCAGTTGCGCCTTCCCGAACCGCACCAGTAATCCCAGCATCTCCGTCTTTGATTGCGATGGTCTCTTCTGCACCCGTGGCACGAATCGCTGCACCTAGGTCAGCAATCGTACCAGCAGTCTTAGCTTGATACGCTGCACGGAAATATCCACCAGACGTGCCGCTGGGATTCATTTTTGTCAAAAGCCCACCATACATCGCCATTGCGCCAGTACCGAGCTGAGAGATCTTCACTGCAGCAGCAACTGCTACGACAGCGGTCATGGCAGCGCCTATTTCAAGAAGAGCTGGCTTCCAAGAAGTGATGTGACTGAATAGCCATGTAAATCCATCGACCAGTTTTATGGTCGCCGGGTACAAAGCTTTTCCAGCGTTAACAAGGTCAACCTGAATTGCTGCTAGGTCTTTGTGGAATCTCTGTGATGGAGTGTTAGACGCAATAGCATATGCAGCGTTCATCGACGCGACACTGCTCTTGTTCCCGATAGACGTTTCGATACCCGCAAGCAATTGAGGGTTCTTCAAGATAGCGGCCATGGTAGCGAATTGCTTTGATCCACCGAAAGCTTTGGTCATAATCAAGTCAGTGATCCACTGGAGGTTGGCTGGGGTCAATCCACCAGAAGCGGCGCTTCCACCGTGCTCCCACTGCTTCAGAACAACAGCAGGCATCTCGCCAACCATCCATGTCTGAAGCTTGTTAAGGGCTGCGGCTTCACCAGTTCCACCAGCGCGCGCGTTACCAGTGCTTGTTCGGTAACCAACAAAGTTAGATGAAATTGTAAGCTTTTTGACGGCTTCGTTGAAAACAGATACAGCGGCTTGCAGCCCACCAGGACCAGCGATGATGCCTTGCATCTCACCAGGCTTGATACCAATCATGGACTCAGCAAGAACACCCTGTGCAGACGGGTTGGCGAGAAGGTTGATACCGGTCTTAACGTAGTTACCGGCAACGCTAGCTGTAGTACCCATAGAAGTCTGCAAAGCGATCCATGCAAGCATGTCCTTGGCGCTTACACCGTTAGCTTTAGCTGACTGAAGAACACCGCGACCAATACCCGGCACAAGGTCCGCAAGGCGCATGTCACCAGAACCAACGGCAGCGTTAATCAAAGCAGCAGCTTTATCTGAACTGTTTCCAACGCCAACAATGTTTGAGTTGACAAGAGCTGTAATAACTCGAGCCGCTTGTTCTGATGCGGCACCAGCCGGAACGTTACCCAATACCTGGAGCTTAGTAACAGAAGTTGTGATGTCTTGCAATTGCTTCATTGTTGATCCGAGACCAGCATTCCAAGAAGCTGTACCCGACGCAACACGGTAAATGTTGTTAGCCACGTCGTTAAGATTGACACCCGTCATCTTAGAAATCGTTTCGGCCATTGTAGTCAATGCACCCATGTTGGATGGAGACACACCGGCCTGTGTGATAGTCTGCGTGATCAGTTTGTTGAAGTTCATGTACTGCTTGATGCCCTCATAGGCGACACCGCCGACACCAAGGATACTCCAAGTAGCAGCTTTCATGATTGCTGGCGTGCCGAGCTGCTCGAGCTTGCTCATACCAACGTAGGTCTTACCAAGAGCGTCGTTAGCCACCTGAGTGTTGATAGCGATCTCAGCCTGCTTAGCAGCCATAGCCTCTTGCGAAGCCATCAGACGTTCTGCAGAAACTGCGGCGGTATCTGCTGCAGCAGAGTATCGATCAGTAGCGGCAGCAGCTGAATCCATGACACTGGTTGTCTTGCCCATAACTGCATTGAGCGTGTCTTCGGCGTCTCGCATAACAATGATGTTACGACCGCCAACCTTCATGCTGGCACTAACTCGGTCGTTGGCGGCTGCTACTTTATCAAGACCATCAGCAGCAACAATGGCCTTATCACCCATTGCTCCAAGGGCGTCACCAACTTTGCCGATCTCACCGGCTGCGGTGGTACCACCGTTTACATTTACGCCAATGCCAATGATTTCTTCAGTCATGTTTTCCTTAAACAAAAAGACCGCCACCCCAGAAGGAGCAGCGGTCTCTTTGCCGCCTGAGATTGTGAGACGGAGTGGTTAGAACATCTTGGACAAGATGCGTGCGGTTTCAAAACCAACCTTCTTGGACAGAAGATCGATTTCATCAATGGTTTTCTTTCCGTCGATGTCGATGGCCTTCTGAAGGATGGCCAGACGGATTAGATGATCGTCACGCTGCTGGCTCAAGAACTCGATGGGGTCCATGCCTTGAGTTAAAGCGTACGCCGCTTGCTCAATGTATGGATCATCCTTCAGGCCTTCTAAAAAAGCCCGTCAGCCTCGTCGTTCGAGATGTTTGAGAAACGGAGCAAACGCTCTGCTGCATCAACAATGTCGCCATCGGTGAAGTAGAGACCCTTGACTGCCTGAACGGTCTGATCCTTGTCACCGGGATTGATGCCAAGGGCATCGCAAAGGTCTGGGTCAAACTTGGTCCATGAGCCGTGTGAGTCACCATCGCGGAGTGAAAGCTTCACTTCAGGGTCGTCTTCGTAGACAGCGTAGATGCCGATGCACGAATCAACAAGCACGTCAGTGTTTGCACGCAACGGCCAGTCAGCAACCTTGGAGTTAGAACGCTGCTTGAGGCTAGCATTCATCTTCGTCGTGTTGATGGGGTTGAAGCGAACAAAGATCTGAGGGTTCTCCCAACGGGGAACGCGCAAGTCGGTGTACAGGTCAGTAACGATCTGCGTACGACGATCCTTTAGTGAACGAAGGGGTGTTGAGACAGTCTGCTCTGATGGAGCTGATAGCGTTTCCACATTGGGGGCTACAGCTGCCCAAGTGTTTTCGTCTTCAGACGTGTCAATGTCACCTTCAATTTTGAAATCTACCATATTCCTCCAATGGTTTTGTTACTGCGATTAGTTGGCAACAGTCTCCACAACAACGTCAACCATCCAAGTACGGACAGCATTTGATGTTGAGTCGGTGTTACCGTCCTTGACGGCTTCGATGCGCCCGGTGTAAGTACGCGGTGTACCCCAAGGCTTTCCAGCGTCATTCAAGGGAGTGATCTTCACAGTTGCCTGTGCTGCCCCTACCAAGTTACGAAGTGTGTTCTGGATGGCGTAGTCGGTCTGGACAAACGCCTTGGTGAGTGTGATGTTAGCGAATACCGGCAAAGCCAAGTAAGTACGCTCAGGACCCATACCAGCAGGACGGAACTTAGATACCGACGCAACTGCATCGCCACCGCTGAACTTGTCGAAGTTGCCGTAGTCAACGCCGTTAACGTTGAGTGACGCAAGCCACTGCTGCTCGCCACCATAGGTACTAAAGTTTGTGTCTGTAGCCATTGAAATCTCCTTAAAGATTCAGAAAAAGTGGGTTAATTAAACGGGGATGTTGACGTTGGCAAGGTACTTCGTGATGTTGATTGTCACGAACTCAGCGAACGGCGACATACGAACGTTGATGCTGGCGTTAAGCTGTCCAGCGGCGATGGTCGTAGGTGTGTTGACGGTACCGTCTGTAACAACGTTGAACGAGTTCTCGGGGTTCAGACCGTACAGCGAACCGCGCAGCCAGTAAGACTGAAGCTGGCCAGCAAGCGAACCGTTGAAAGCGGCAAAGATCTGCCCCTTACCATCGATCTCGTTGAAGACGAACTGCTCGCCAATTGCATCGAGGTCACGAGTCATCTGCATACGGAAACGAACGTTAGCCAAGTTGGCCCACAGAGGCAAGTACGAAGCTGAGCGGAAACCGTAGAGAGCGATGACGTTGACGTTAGGTACGTTACGGATAACATTGATACCAGCGTTGTTCAAGTTGGCACGGTCTGACACGATGTAGCTCTGTGTCAAGTTGATGGCGTACTTTGAAGCACCGTGAGTTGTACCAGCTGCAGGGACGTTGCAGTCGTTGTTCTGGTCAGAGACCGAAACAAGAGCGGCGGCAAGAGCGCAAGGGGGAACGGTACGGTTGAAAACAGTGCTGGTAAGAACAGCAGGGTTGGTGTTGACATAACCCGGAACAATCAGCCAAGGAGCGAAGAACGCTGCGTATGACGAGTCGGTAGCTGAGGTCTGTAAGGTTGAAGATGCAGTCAGCAAAGTGTTGGCTGTCGGGGTGTTGGCACCGTCCAAGAATGCAACACGGCCAAAGGTCTGGCAGTGGTTAGCAAGATTGGTGTACACTGTCGAAGTGGTGACACCGGGGTACGAAACCTGACCGGGGCCAAAGGTGTCGGTAAAGACAGCAAGGGCGGGAGCAGAGTCGGCGTCAGCAACAGCAACGTCTGTGCCACCAGTCAAATAAACCGAAACTGAAGAGCCCGAAGCAGGCAAAACAGTTGTACCGGCCTGCGAAGAAGCTACACACATTGACTGGTAGCCGGGAAGCGAGTTGATCCAGTTAACAACGTCAGTGTCGGTAACAATCCCTGACGTGGTAGCCAAAGTGACACCGTTGTAAGCGAGTACAGCCGTCTGCACAGTAACGGCACCAACGGTAGAAGCGGTTAGGGTAAGGATAAGACCGGCTGCAGAAGCGATAGACGAGTTGGCCCATGTTCCCTTACCAGTAGCGGTCAACAAGAACTTACCACCGGTTGTGGTGGAAGTAGCGGCTACACCGCTCGAAGTAGGCTGCACTCGAGAAACCCAAGCAGATGATCCACCTTCGCGGAAGAACACGTCAAGGGAGTCGTAAAGAAGGGTTGAGTCAACAGTAGCGTTAAGTGTGTAACGACCAGTAAGACCACCATTGATGATCTGGCCAAAGTAGTTGGTGAAGTCAGACATCGACTTGATAGGAACAGCAACACCGGCTGGTCCAGCTGCCATTCCAAGAACAAACCAGTTCGAAGTAGAAGACTGGCTTGCCGGAGTGGTAGCGGCATTTAGGATGTTGATGTTAACGCCTGGGGCTGAGTTAGCCATTAGAGGTCTCCTGTAGGTTTACGGAATCAGTTACCTGATTCTTGAGAATTTTGGGGGCAGACTTCTTAAGCGTTTCTTCGGCGGACTCAACTTCGGTCTCGAGAATAACGGTAAGGTCGCCTTCTGAAATGAACTGCTGGATGCGTTCGGAATCTTTGACAGAGTACATGTAGCCTGGTGACATATGTGCCCCTTTATCGTCTTGAATGACGTGGGATGTTTGTACCAAGACTTTTAATTGACTCATACTATTGGTTCCTTGATAATAATTGGCTTTGCGACTGTGACTGTTGGCTGTTCGGCCAGCGGCAATGTTGTTGGGCCTGTTGGGTTGCCAGGTGCCGTGTATAGTGGGTCTGGTGGGCCACCATAAACATCGGTTACGTTGCCAAGGCTGACTGTGAAAGTGAGGTTAGCAACTCCAGTAGTACGGGTACCGCTGTGCTCGCCTTCTAAGTATTTTTCGCTGTCCCAAGTAGTGCTTTGAGCAAAACCGCCTAGGTCACGCTGTTGAAGAATCAATGTTCGCAGGCAAGCAGCGTAAGCGTATGTCAGTGCTTGAGTCTCTTGCCAATCTTGAGTGCCATAGACAAAGATAATTACATCAACTGTCCATTGTGCACGAACGCCAGCTTGAAAAACTTCGGGCTTCCCAATGGTGCCTGGAACAGTGACAAGAATTGCGGCGCTTGCTTCTCGGGGAAGAGTGCGATAGTCGGGGCGGAATCGATATTCCACAGGGACTTCGAGGATCGATGCACCAAGTTTGCGGTTAACTTCGGCTACGTATGTAGGCCACCAAGTCTGGAGAGTGGTGTAGAAAGCTTCTTGAACAGAGCCACCACCATAGATGTCGCCAAATTCGCTGTCGGCGTAAGAAAGGTTCCAAGTAGACCACCACGGCGCGTCATTGTCAGCCATAGTGCTCCTTAGTATTTAACCGGGATGAGATCCTTACCCTCTTTGGCAAGAAAGTAATTGGCTGCAATGTTCTTAGCCATAAGTCTGAACTGAGGAGTAATCTCCACGAACATGCGCTGAGGAGTGTGCGAATCACCTGATTCTTGGACCGCCCCGTAGTTGACGTTTCCGTTGCGTCGGTATGTAGTTCTCGAACCCTTGCTAGCGGGATCGATAGTAAGATTCATCATTTTACTACCAACATCAGAGTATTCGATTGTTGGGTTGATAGCTGCTTCTTTTAGAAAACCGTGTGCGTCTAGAGCGGTGTAGCCCCCTGGAGCCACCCCACCTTTGCGGTCAGGGTAACCACGGCGAGTCTGCGTAGCTTGCGTTATGTTGGACCATGTTGAAGTTCCAAAATTAGATGCACCTTGCGATGCAAAACGTTGTGCTTCCATGGCGGAAAACATGACAGCAATTTCTTTTAGAACAGGGCGAGCATCAAGTAAACGCTTTTGCACGATTCCTAGATAGGCTTCAAGTTTGTCAAGTCCAGTGATGTACACTCTACCCTTGGCATAATTGCTACCCATGACTATCCTCTAATCCAAGGACCAATAATCATTGCGATCTGTGTATCGATCTCGTCCAAGTTCATGTCACGGCGGTTCTGCGGCTCTGCCTCGAGAATCAAAAACTTAGCTGCCTGAAGGAGGCAAGCGCGTCGTAGCGATGGCGGAGTCCCTTTAGTGTATCCACCGTCATAGATGACTTGAATACGTGTTCCCTCGGGGGCAAATGTACCGATGCGAAGCCAACAGTGGCCATCGGTGGAGTCAGGACCCAACAACCCGCCGTGAGCAAAATCAATAGGCTGCGTGTCTCCATACGTACGGTATAGCTGAATCGACTGAACATTATAGGTCCAAAGTTCTGGGCGAGTTGGTGCGAAATGATCAAGCCAGAAATGGCGGATCAAACTACTTTGTCCAAAAGCGTTAGCCATGCTCATACCCAATGAACCATAAATGTCCATAGGCATACCTACATCTGACCCCAATTCATTAGGGTCAATACCGGACAAACGGTCTTGGTAGACGTGTCCGGTGAACGGAGCAAGTCGTCTTCCAGTGCGATCTTCAAGGTGCTGTGTAGCATCCTCAAGGGCATCTTGAATGAGTTCGGGATCGGCATCCCTTGCTAGTTCTATGAAACGCTTCTGGAAGTCATCGACAGATGCAAGTGTTGGCTGGTCGATGTCTGTAGCCATTGGCTTCTCCTAGATTAGCGTGCGCCGTTTGCTTCGTTAAGTGCTTGACTTAGTTCGTCAACTGAAGTCTCGGGTGTTTCGGCGGTCTTCTTTGCCTTTGCTTTTGGCTTAGGCGTTTCTTCAACCGTTACTTCTTCGATCTTTACTTCTGCAATTTTAGGCTTAACGGCGAAAAACATCTCGTCGGGTACCTGTAGCAAGTGGTAAGCAGTGTAGTCGTCTACTTCGACGGCACCTTCTGCACCAGCGGATTCCCAAACGTGCCCAAGAGCCCCGCCCGGTTCAGACTTGGCAATAAAAACCATTTTATTCCTCTCGTGTTTAAACCAAAGCTGGCGGGGGGTGGAGGAATGGGTAACCCCCCGCCAGCTTTAGAACTTGTTAGTGCTTACTCAGCACCGAAGCTAGGGGTGTAGCTAGCGTTGGTTGGGATCACACCGTTACCAGCAGTGCGGTCCAGAGCACAGATCACGTTGGCAATACGCACACCGTACTTCGTGGCACGGACGGCAAGAGTGCAGTCAGTAACGAAGGCGAACGGCAGGCTGTCAGGCGATGCAGTGGTTGGGTACAGGTCAACAGTACGCATCTCACGAACGAACGGACGCACAATGTTGCTAGCGTCACGCGAGATCAGGTAGATGCTCTGCTCACCAGAAGAGGTAAGAGGCTGCATACCAGCGTTCGTGTAGACATACGACGCAGGCGGCGAAGCCTGAACGTTGGTGCCGTTGTAGGCGACAAGCGTAGTACCGTTGTCAAAGATCTTGGTAGTCGGCCAGATCACTGAAGATGCGTCCAAGAAGCTCGCGTCAACGTAACCCAGAAGGGTCTGGTTGGTTGACGATGAGCCACGGTACACCTTGAAGTGAGTAGGCTGAAGACCCTCAGGACCCGAAGGGGTTGAGAACGTCAGTGAGACACCAGTGGTAGCCGGTGTAGCTGATGCATCGACAGAAGCCTGGATTTCTCCAAAACGGGCGATGACAGGAGCAACACGGTAGTGGTAGGTAGCCGCAAGGGTACCGGTACCGTTAGCAGTGGCCACAACGGTGCCCATCTGGTTGGTACGCGGTGACAAGAACGAGGTCTTGACAAGCGGGATTCCACGGTAGCTGTCCACGATTAGACCGGGCTCAATCTGAACCTTCGACTCGAAGCGCTGGTTGATCAGCGAAAGCTGAGCAAGGCGACTCTGAGCTGAGGGCGACAGAACGAACATCCACTCGGCACTGTCAACAGGCTCGGCAACGTTGTTTTCCAGAAGGTCAATCGCTTGGTCCATCAGACCGTACGACAGGTAACCCGATACGCCACCAACGGCGCCATTGATTACGTTCTGGTCGATGCTGTCAACCCAAGGGCTGAAGCCCGGAGCGCCCCAAGAAGTGGCACCACCGTAGTTGTCGATTCCACCACCACCGACACCCTGTGAAGGGCCACCGGTTGCAGAAGAAGAGAATGACGAGAAGATAACGTCAAGTCCGTCGAACTGGGGGTAAGGACCGTTCACGGTAGGAGTAGCAGCACCCCACACGAGAGCGTTCTCAATGTCCCAGTAAAGGCCCTTTGCAGCGCCTTCGATTTCACGGGCACGGAGGTCACCGATCTGGTTCGAAGTTACGGCCTGAGCGTAACCGGTGATAGCACCGACGCTCTGGAGCAACTTGACCTGAAAGTTTTCCTGCACGTAGGTTGACGTAGCAACAGGGCGTGCGCCACCGTCACCTACGAAACCACCAGCAGGGTTCTGCGTGCGCTTGGTGAAGTAGTAGACCGTTGAGCCCCACTTCTCTGACGGCAGTGCACGAACGAGCGGCGCGTAACGGCGCTGGTACTCGAGCAACACTGGGTCAATTTGCTTCTGCACAAGGGCAGCAGCCCCTGCAGCAGTTAATGCTTCTTGTAGATCGTTAGCCATGGGCTATTCTCCTTGTTGAGTAAAAAGTTGGTTGAAGTTGTAGTTCTTAGTAGCCGTTGACCATTGCGTCGGCCTTGGCAAAGCGGGCACGGAATGAAGGCTGGTTGCTCCAAGCGGCGCCGGAAACCTTACGGAAGTCCGAAGGGCTCATCTCGGCTAGCGCAGCCGGGTCTAGCTCGTCGTCCTCGCTAAGCGAGAATCCTGCAGCAACCTGGCTGGTCCCTACAACGCCCTTGCGAGTAACATTTCCGCCACGGTAGTCAGCAACAGCAACAGCTGCGGCCTCAGCGACTGCCTGCTTTGCGGCTTCGGCAATCATGGCTTGAGTTTCCTCAAGGGTGTAGGTCTTTGGCTTAGCGGCCTCGATGGCAGCAGCCTCTGCAACAGCAGCGGCCTCAGCATCAGCGATGGCGGTTGCCTCTGCAAGAGCAGCGGCGTCAGCAGCCTTGGAAACAGCGATGGCCTCGGCTACGATGGTAGCGATGTCAGCTGCAGTGAGGGCGGGAGCAGTAGCGGGAGCAGTCTCTACTACCACTTCAGCTTGAGTTTCGTTAGAAGCCGTCATGGCATTCTCCTTATTGGTCTGAACGTTTTCTGAATCTGGTGATTCAGCGGTCGGTACGGGTGATCCGCACATTGGGCAATACAAGTTCCCCTCCACAAGCGGAGCGGAGCAAAGCAAACAGGTGGAACCGTCAACGACGCTTTCCTTTGTAGGGTTGACATCGCTGTCAGTATCTCCACCAGGAATATCGATGTCGCCATCAGCATCCGGGTCAAGAGTGGTAAGAGCAGTAATTGCAGTGGCAGCAACTCGCATGGCAACAGCGTGTAGCTTGCCCGCGTCATTGGTGTAGCCAGAAACGTTAACGGTTCCGGCGCCATTGTCAATGCTCATAGAGACGTATGCCTCAATAATGTCTTGCATATCGCTCACGAGGTTTTCAAAGTCCTCAGTGACGTTGATGCCAAACTTTTTAGCCGCACTCTTGATACGAGACTTAACTCGAGCAAGTTGGCTTGAGCTGTAAGCGGAGGCGTTAGAAGCTACGTTGATGTATGCCCATGCGGCACGAACGTGAGCTTCGGTGTTGATCGGATAGCGCTTCTTCTTGTCACTCTGGTATCCGGGGTCCGCGTACTTTACGTCACCATAAGGAGTCTTGTCAGCGGCTTCGAGAATTGTCTGAACAGCGTCTGACACAGCTTCTCGGATAACGTCTTCCTCGGTGCGGGGATCTTCCTCTTCAAAGACCTCAAGAACTGATACATCATCAAGTGATTCGAAGATGGCGTTAGGGTCGTTCTTTTCAACAGACTCAACGAATGAAGCGTACTCAACTTCAGCACCTTCGACACCGGGGCGGTGAGTAAAGTCGATACCGACAACAGACATGTCACTAGAAGTAGTGACAGTTTCGCTTTCGTATTCAACCTTTACAGGAGCGCTCATCCAGCCGCCGCGAATTGAAATGCCTTTGAGGGCTCCTCCAACTGCACCTACCGCAATGTCACGACCACGACTAGTATTGAGAATATCAGCGTCAAACTTTGCTGAGCCGTCCTCTTCTTGCCAAACCTTGGTGATGATTCCAACAGTTGAGAGGGCGTCGTCTTCGTAAGCCTTTGCGTGGCTAGTAGCCATGTTGAGCTTGAGGCCTTTGCCACTTTGAATTGACTCATTCATTCGCGCTACGGCTTTTCCAATGTTCTCTTTTGTATAGAGACGCTTATTCTTGGAAACACCGGGGCGGAGAAAAGTACCACCAATAGTGGCCGCTTTAGTGGAGATATTAGACACTCGCACTCTCCTTAAGAAATAGATTATCTTGGTATGACAACATGGCCACGGGTGCGCCAATGAGTCTGATGCTTAAAACGTTTCTTTCGAGGCTTAAGCACCTTGTGGAAGGGGGATGGCTTCCGAGCCTTTCCCCAGTGGGTACGACTATCAAATCTGCCGGGACCAATTACAGAGACGAACTTCTTGTATCGACCTGTAATGCGTGGTTTGCGAATCTTTGCTCGCTTTTCATAGTGCATCCAGCGATCCCCAAGGGGATGACCGGGTGCTCGGTTGATGTCCTTCATATTTAAAGCACGATCACGGGCAGAAGAAGCACGTGTAGCTGCGGTGCTGCGATGAAAATCAGGGGTGACTTTGTGAGCTGATGTTCGGGCTTTTCCCTTTGCCTCTCGAGCTTTCATCAAGTTGGTACGTTCGGCTTCGATCTGAGAATAAGTCTGTGATCCTGCCTTGTACTTCTTGTGGAGTGCATACGCTCCAGCTTGTCCAAGGTAATTTGACACTAGCCAACCTGCTTCTGCACCAATGCTGCAGCCTTAGCTGCGGTCAATCCAGCGTATGGAGTTACTTGCATACCGCCACCTGGCAGGATGATAAGATCTCCCATGAGCTGTCCAGCCATTGGCTGCTGCTCTTTTCCGTTACTCGGAGTCGTCGTCATAATCGTCGTCTTCCTCGAATGATTCAGATCCGCCCGGTGATGCCGGTGCGGCCTGTGGTGTAGCCTTTTGACCCTGCTTAGCAACCGTCTTTGCTTTTACGGCTCCGGGGTTGGTCACAGGACCTTTCATGGCATTCTTACCAGTTTTCTTGCTCTGGGTACCAGCACTAGAAGGTGCGGCGCCGGGAACAGGAGGGTTAGAAAGAGCCTGAGCGGCTTCCAAGTTGGCTTCTGACAAGTCCTCAAGGTGCTTCCACAGAACCATGTTCTGACGGTCAACCAAGACAGGCTCATCTCCACCTTCGACAGGCGGCTCACCGATATCGGCACGAGCCTTGTTAAGTGTCCATGTACCGTTGCGGATACGCTGGTCACGAATCAACTCAATGGTTTCATCGTCACGCCAGTCAACAACACCGAATTTAAGAATCCAGTCTTTGACACCGTAGGCTTGGTAAAGAAGAGCAAAAGAGAACTTCTCGAGAACTAGCTCTTGAAGAGGACCGATAGTGTTGACGCGGAACATCTTCTCTTGAGAAGTTCCTGTACCACCACCGATGTTACCGGCTTCAATTACACCAACTTTTGAGGGCGGCACACCGTATCCAGATAGGATTTCGTCACGACGCTCTTGCAATGTAGCAAGCCAGTTGTTGATCTGGTTTACACCCAGTTCTTTAACAATGGCACCACCCTTTGTCTCGAAGAGGTTACCAATATTCTTAGGGCCAAGGTTGCGAATTGCGTACTGCTGTTGCAGACGCTTCATCTCGGCTTCAGGTAGAGCGATAGGCCAGTCAACCCATGCACGCATCGGGTCACCGCGCTTGAATGTCTCGCGCATCAACGAACCGGCAAAGAGCCAAGTTGTGATCGGCAAAATCAATTTCTGCGTAGGGGACACACCATACAACGTGTCACCAGCACCGCCAAGGGTCACGTGGATAACTTCGTTGGTCGCAAAGTATGCAGTACGATTTGTCTTCGTCTTCTGGTAATAGCCTTTAACGATTCCGTGCTCGTCTGCAAGGATTGTCATGGTAGTCGCGTCAAGAGGGTACAGAGCGACGGGCTTTCCCATTTTCCACACAACTTCAGTGAATGAGTCGCCAAAGATCTCAAGGTCAGTAATGACGCCGCGCATCAACTGACGGATGTCATCACGAGGGTTGACATAGTTAAGAAGCTCTTGAACTTCCTTGACTTCAGGAGTCGCACTGATAGGCTTAAGATCAGAGTAGATGCCGCCCAAAGGCACTACCTCTAGGCCACCAGCGGTTGCGGTGCGGGCAATGGTATCGATAGCAGACGATGACCAAGTGCAGGTAAGGTAAGCCTGAAGCAACTGGAGCATGAATGTCTCACGACTGAGGCTACCGGATGTACCAGCGCCGCCAGCGTTCCATTCCGTCGATCCGCCAATGGGAATGTCGGTAGCGAAACCGCTACGCTTTGGCTCAGACTTACCACGGCCTTCTTCGAACTGAGAATCATACTGATTCCCAATCTCTGCAATTTCAGTTCTGAAGGATGAAAGAGCCATAGGTTAACTTTCTCCAAAAGGGCTGAACCAGTTTCCGCCAAACAATTCGGCGTAGTTCTGGGCGGGTTTGATTGGTCCTGCCTCGGCCTTCTCTTCAGACTTAATAGGCTTTTCAGCTTCCGGTGAGTCATCGTAAAAAACGGGGCGCGCATAAGTCCCTACGGACATGCACACATATCTCCAGGCGTCAGCGATGTGGTCTTCAACATTGACCGTTGCTGCGTCATCTGGCTTGAGAGGGTTACGCGGTAGGGCGGGGATCGTTTCGATGAACGTAGGGCACGTCTCTTCGAATACGTGAAACATAGGACAAGTCTTCCAACCCATTGCTCTGTGGATGTCGCAAGCAGGACCATCGTTAAGGTACTGATGGCATACAGACCAACCGTTTATGCGGTCGTTATCTGCTTTGTAAATTCCACATCCCTCAAGACCATAGTGATCTGCGATGGACAAAGGGGTTCCGCGGCTACCCCACATAGAAGGGTCAGCGACACGGATTACATCAGGTTCGCCGGAAGCTTTCTCGGCAGCGAGAATGTATTGCGCCTGCTCAGTAGCCTGAACACCGGCTGAAACGATTTCGCGGTATGCCCACAGTCGCCCATCGTTGTCAGGTGCTACCCAAAGAACAGCCCAAGGCGCAGCGAAACCATAGTCAATTCCACAGTAGCGAGGCCATTCTTTTGGAATTTCAAACGCATTAACCGTGTGGCGTGAACGGCTCCACTGTGTGAAGAACTGTCCCACCATTGCGTCCCAGTCGCCGTCACGCATAGCTGCACGACGCTGAGGATCAGCGATGTTGTTGAGAACGTTTTCGTAACTCTCGTTCAAGTGCGGGTTATCCGTTACTTTAGCGGGAATGAAAGCAATCTCGTTGGTCTCGTTAGTACCTTTAATCTCTTCAAAGTAGTGGATCTTGCCCAGCTTCGTCGGTGTGATGAAGCGGTCTTTAAGATACTTGTGCGAGGGGCCACCGGGGTTGCTCGAGATACGCATACCGATGACAGGAATAAGCTTGTCACCACTACGTAAACGCTCTTCAATCTGCTGGATTACAGCAGGCAACATGAGGGCGCCTTCGTCAATGTAGAAAGCTTGGTACTCAGACCCCTGAATACGAGAGACGTCTTGAACTGTTTCAGCGTAGATGAAGTTGATTACCGAACCATTGGGAAATGTCAAAAGTCTTTTTGTGCCATTCCAACGTGCACCCAATTGAATAGCGTATTTCCATTTAGCGCCAAGAGGAGCAATGAAAGATTCCTCGAGTTCAGGGTATGTACGACGCAAGCAGCCGATACGGATACCCGGATAGTTCATTGCGTTGTAGATGGCGTCCATGAGGAACGCGCAGCTCTTACCTCCACCGGCTGCTCCCCCGTAGAGGATGCCGTAGATGTGTTCTTTGGAAGCATCGTGAAAGACTTTTTGACGAGGGCTAGGAGTATAGCTCAAGATCTTGAAGGTGTCTACCTCAGGGGGTAGAACGTTCTTAGAAATGAAGTCACCAAAATTAGCCATTAACTACCTAGGTACTTATTCGCAAATCGCTCTATTGCGTAGCCGATGCTTTCGTAGAGGAACGCCAGCCCATTGATGTAGCGGGTACGTGCTTCCACTTGCTGTAAACCAAGCTCTTGGTTCGTCTCAATGTAAGTCTGAAGCTTTTCATAAGCCTCATCACCCATTTCTTCACGGGCAGCGATCTCGGACGGTGACATGATATTGCCAGCGCTGTGTACGAGATCGTCAAAGATCTTGTCTTCGTTTTCCATATGTCTCCTAGAACCCGTCGTTGGTGTCTTCATCGCTCATAATGCGGCGAATGAATTCATCATGTGCTACCCATTGGGCAGACGGAGGGTACTGTTTGATTATGGCAATCTGCCATTGCTCAAAACCAAGGAGAGATAACTCTTCTACCGTGGGAGCTTTTGATCGTGGGTTACTCGATGCATTATTGTGGCGAGTCTTAGTCATAACTATAGCAGCCATTCCTTAAATGTCAAGGGTTTGTGTAGAGTAGCGCGCGGGAGGGGGATCAGAGACCAAAAGATGGCCGTCAGATGAACGCAGCGCGAGATGGTAAGCACGGTAGCGACCACGATCTGGGGCACCGGCATCAATCCAAGTTTGATAACAAGTCATGCACATGGCCGTTTTAACGGCGGGCAAGATCTCGCAGATTTCACATGGAGTAGAAGTTTCACGACCACGCTTCTTCTCAACTCCATCACGGACGTAGATAATTAGCTCTTCAGCTTGACGCATAAGGTTCTCTGCGTCGAATATCCAACGCTCGATCTTCTTCAGATCATCCCTTAGTGGGTCCTTGACAGTGCGTTCAAAGTCGGGTCCGTCGCCACGACTACTGTACTTAGCAATAACAGCACGCTCTGTAGGAGACGAAGAAGAGGGGCTACCTCCACTGCGCGACACAGCAAATCCAGCCGAAGACCCTGAATTAGACAAAGTGACGGGGATCATGTCCCTGCGACATAGCTCCTCAAGATCACCGACTCTAATCTTTGAAAGCGTTTTATTCAAAGTCTCGAGACTAGATGCAAGTCTTTTAACTCGAGCTTGTGCTCGTTGGTTGAGTCCCTGTGCCACTTGTAGCTCCCCGAAAGTTGCGGGAAGGTGAGAGGACCTTCATTCGATACTTAAGACTATCCTACGATTCTTCAATAGTCAAGGCTTTAGGCTCCTGGTGATCAGCAATGATACGAAGCAGTGGTGCGAGTTGGTCTAACTCAAATGTTACGTAAGTCTTGGAAACGTTTGCACGCGCACGCTTGTGAACGATGGCAAAGGGTAACCCAGTTTTCTCGCCAGACTTTCGTGCCTGATCAAGCCAAGCGGGAAGAGTCATGGTTTTTTGATTTTTGCACTCTAGCACAATAGGCATACCGGCAAGATCCCCAAGCGGTGAACTAAACTCAGTTCGTTTTGCGTCAGGGAACCAAGTCTGGAGAAAAGCCAGCACATCGTTTTCGAATGCTGTTCCTTTTTGGCGGGCCTTGCTCATAAAACGGCAGTTCTTTTCTTTTCAACCTTAGAAAGAAAACGTTCTTCTATGGAACAGCCCCGATTAGTCTTTGACATGGCGCATGAACTCGAAATGTGCTTCACCCATCATGCCAATGTCGTCACGATCAGCAAAGGTAGGGAAAATCTTGGTTTCTCCTATTGGGTACGTGAACTGAGGCGTTAGGTCGTTCTGCGTTTTCTCTACGACAGGATAGTCCAGAACAGGCTCAGACCATTCGTACTCGCAAAGCCCACACGTGTGAATAAGAGTCTCTTCATCATCCATCGCTGAATACGAAGTTTGGATAGTAGCTCTTACCGTTTTCTTAACAGAGTAGTTGACTCCGGGTTGGCGATTGTGCTCCCAAGTAATGATGATATCATCTGAGTCTCGGTTGATCCCGCATTTTGGACATTCAAGAATTGTGCTCATTACTCGAGCGCCTTAAACCAAGCGTACAAACCATACCACAAGATGAGGAACGGGAAAAGCAAGGCATCACGGACGATCATTGGAATGAACTGAGCAAAATCAGTGTTAATGCCTTTAGTCTTGAAAAGCTCAGCGCGATCTCTATTGCACAGCACAGAATTTCTCCATACTAAAAGAAGGGCTATAAGAGCGTACGCTAGAGCAACTATTTCATACCACATCTTCGTTCTCCTTATCTTTGTAGATGTCGTTCCACATTTTCTCATTCACAATGGAAGCAGCAGTTACAACACCATTCTGCAGGTATTGAATTCCATCTTCTGTAACTCGCTGAGCGCCTGTAACGGCTAGGATGACGGCAGGACTGCTACCATGCTGGGCTCGGTAAATAGAATCAAGGTCAACGATTGCATACACTAAACCTTCTTTTTTGGGGCGCAAATGTGCGCGCCCAACGGGGTTGGATACATCGAAGTCAGCGTATAGGGGAACAATCTGAGGAACGCCGATGTTGCGGTAAGTCAGAGAATCAGAATCCATATGTGCAAGCACCACACTGGCTTTACCCGACTTATAGCGGCGCACGATCTTCTTTGTCATGCACTAAGAATAGCAGGTTTGAATAAAGAAGTCAAGGTTTCCTTCTAAACCCTTGACAAAAAGAATTAGGTGTGATATCTTTAGAGCATGACATCTCCACTAAACGTACTTAACACCACCGTTGTCCGAACAGCCCTTCGAGGGTTTGTGTCGGCTATCGTGTCAACCATTGTTGCATGGATCACCGTTAAAATCGGTGGATTCCACGGTGCGACGTTTACATATATCGCAACCATCGGGACACCTGCCTACTTCGGAGCAATCCTGTGGCTGGAAACGAAGTTCCCGTCGCTTGGTTGGTTGCTCGGTTTGCTCCCCCAGCCAAAGTCTAATCCGGCCCCGGCGCCCGCTCCGACCCCCGCAGTTGTACCACCTGTAACACCCGCAGTAGGAAGTAAAGATCTGAAGTAAAGCACTCGTAGCGGATTGGCGCAGTAGTAGCGCGGGAGCTTCATAAGCTTTAGGTCACGAGTGCAAATCTCGTATCCGCCACTAAAAGTCTTCCCAATAGGAAGCAAATCTTTAAGCCAGTGGTGGTTTTTCAGTTCGGGAGGGGACTGGAAGAGTGCCACTGGCTTTTTGTATTTCTGCTTGACAAGCTCGAGATGTTGTAGTATAGTGTAAATATGCCGTTGTAGCTCAGGTGGTAGAGCAGGCGATTTGTAATCGTCAGGTCATGGGTTCGAATCCTGTTAGCGGCACGCAGTCCCTTGTAGTTTAGCGGGAGAACTCTGGATTCGTAATTCAGAGGCGGCGGTTCGAATCCGTCCGGGGGAACGCAGTGACATGCCTTTTTAGTTCAGTGGTGGAACGCTAAGTTGGTAACTTAGAAGCCGGGAGTTCGATTCTCTCAAATGGCACGCAGTAACAATCCGTTAGTAGTGTCAGCGGCAAGCACACCTTCCTTCCAAGTAGGTAGCGCCCGTTCAAATCGGGTCTGACGGTCGAAGTAATATGTCTTAGTAGTTCAGCGGAAGAACGCCTGCTTGCCAAGTAGGAGGTCGCGGGATCGTACCCCGCCTGAGACTCTAGGTGTAAGTTGTTTCCCCTCGAGGGATACTGCGCTAGCCACGCGGGGAAGAAGCAATAGGATTGGCAACCCAACATCTAACATGGCCCCATAGTATATGGGTTAGTACTTCGGCCTTTCAAGTCGAAGGAGCAGGTTCAAATCCTGCTGGGGCTGCGAAGTGCATGTCGATACTGTATCGCCTGTGGAGTGATTAACACAGGACAGGTGCTGAGACTTACGGCCTAATCAGTCTGCACTTTTACTTGCTGTTATCGTCTATTGGTGAAGACGCTTGGTTCTCAACCAAGTAAGGAGAGTTCAATTCTCTCTAACAGTGCGATGCGGAAATCATGCAGATCTTGTCGGGAGTCAGCCCCGGACGCTTCAACAATGGAAAGTATACCTGCGGCCAGGTAACTAGTCTTGAAAACTAGGACACGAGGTAACACTCGGGGGATCGACACCTCTTCTTTCCGCTTTTCCAAAGATAAAAAAGGACGTAAGACAAAAATAGAATGGCCAGAAGATTCGGAGATACTAAAGTTGTTAGAGACAAATAGTTTTATGGAAGTAGGAAGAATTCTTGGAGTAAGCGACAACTCCATAAGGAAACACTTGAAGTTGTAGTAAAACAAGCCGGTATAGCTCACTTGGGAGAGCATTCGATTGTCAATCGAAAGGCAGCTGGGATCGAAACCCGCTACTGGCGCGAGGGGGAGGTCGCGGGTTCGAGTCCCGTTACTTGGCTTCGGTCTTGTGTAGCTCAGTTGGTAGAGCACCCCCATGTTCGAAGTATGTAGTACCATCGGGTGTTATTATAGTGGCAGAATCTTAGGTTTGGAACCTTTGGGCGCGCGTTCGATTCTCGCACACCCGACCACGAAGTAAGAAGTAAAGTCATTCTCCTAAAGCATTGCAGTGATGTGCGACCCTCTTAAGGTCAGGAGCGCGGGGCAGCACCGCGTAGGAGAACCAACCTCTTGTAGCTCAAACGGATAGAGCGGGAGCCTTTTAAGCTCAGGGCTTTGGGATCGTACCCCAACGGGAGGACGAAGTAAAACGCACTACGGAAATTCCGTATCATGCCCGTGCGTGCGGAAAGGTCATTCCAGTTTAACAATCTTGGCGAATGTGCGCGGCTGTTAACCGTGATAGAATGGTTCGAACCCATTAACTGGAGCGTAGTAACAACGAAGAGTTGGGCAGTAGGTGGCCTAGCTGGCTGTAACCCAGTGGCCTTCGGGCGTGGGGGTTCAAATCCCTCCTCTTCGACTACCGGACGTTGGACCGGGGGAGTTGATCGACCCGAAAAACGTGACATGCCGGAGAGACGGCCTATATAGGGAAGTGTTCAAGGTGAACAAGAGGTCTCCAAAACCTCCAAGGTGGATTCGATTTCTGTCTTCCCTGCGAAGACGTACTTGACGTGCTGCTTAAAATGTGGTATGTTGTTTCTATCTGAACGGATAGGAGGCTTTATGTTTTTTGCCAAAGTAGCTGGGTTGGTTGGTGGCGGGATTGTAGCTATTTTCATTTTGCTATTCTTCGCGGTTATTGGTCTGACTCTAGGCGCCCTTTTCTGGGGCTTCTGGATTATGATCATCATGGGTGCCCTTGGGCACGCTTGGATGGGGTATCACACAGCATTTATGTGGGGCTTCGTTGCGGCGTTCTTTACCGGGACCTGAAAAAGACTTGACAGGCGGTTTGCCCTGTAGTACGATGTAGATGTGGGACCGTTCCAATAATCTGGAAACCGAACCAGGAATAATCGGTGACAATCGGAGAGACGATACATGGTGATAGAAGTTCATGTGGATGAACGCCGGGATGTGACCCCGGAAGAAGCGAGTTCGAACCTCGTCTTTCACCCTAGTGCTTCTCCCCCGCGTCAAGGCCCGAACAGCCTGCCGGGGAGAAGCCGGTAGAACGGAAAGGATTGAAATGGAAAATAACAGTCCTGGTTGAAGTAAATCGATGCGGTGTGGCCCAGTCTGGTCTACGGCACTTGGCTCATAACCAAGGGATCGCGGGTTCAAATCCCGCCGCCGCTACGAGTAGTAACGATGTGCGGTAGCTCAGTGGTCTTAGAGCGGTCCCCTGATACGGGATAGGTCGGGAGTTCAATCCTCTCTCGCACAACCAGTGGGCTT